GGTCCGCCCAGGCCCCCGGTGGTCGAGGTCCAGCGTGACGAGATTCTTTCTTTGTTCTTATGTGTTGAAATTTGCAAATTTTTGAAAAACGCTTTCCCCCCGTTTTTCAAATCGGCCCCGCCAGTTCGTTTTTCAATTCCCGGCGCGACCGCCCCTGATCTTTTCCGGTTCAGCTCATGGGTGAGCGGCCCTGCTCGGGTGCGCTACCCTCGAAAAGACGGCCACCCCTCGGTTTCCTGCGTTTCAGCGACGCCGCGCGCCATACTTCCGGCTTGGCCCCGTCCAGCTCCATCAAATGAATCCGATCCAAACCCGGATCGGCCCACACCGCCTCACGCAAAGCCCTGCCCCACCTGTTCAGGCACCAAAGCTGTTTTCCCCACCGACCCGGAACCTTTTTTAGAAACACCTGGGTCGCCCACGAACAACCCCAGTTGACCGGCTTTCGCCTCCCGACCACACGCTCCAGCCCCCGCAAATTGTACCAGCGCCCCGGTTCCATCCACACGATCAGCTCGATCCATTGCGAGTTCGTCCGCACTATCCCAAAGCCAGCCCGTCCCTGCTCCCGCTTAAGTTTCGCCGTCAGCATCTTCGCCTTGATCCGGGCCGTCTCCTCGTCCCAGAGCCGTCTTCGTTCCCGTGTCTTGTCCAGGGTCTGCTCGACCGCCCGCAGATCCGTCCATCGTCGGCGTCGCGGAACCCACGACACCACTCCAGGCGCAGGACCAACGGCTTCCCGATTTAATTTAATTAAATCCTCGATCATGCTCATTCGGACCCCCGACCCCAGCGTGACGTGACGCGCCGCCCCCTTAGAGGGGGGCGGACGCTTGTCACGCTCCCTTCGGGATGGGGGCTTTGAAATGTCACGCTATGTCACGCTATGTCACGCTGTCTGTAAACCGTTGGTATGACACTAGAAATTCCAACATCCCAATGTCACGCTTATGTCACGCTTGTCACGCTACACCCTATGGGTTGTAAAAAAGCGTGACACAACCCGATTCAGTTGTGTCACGCTGTTTTTACAACCCTAGATTTTTATTCGGTATCATCATACCCATTTTCGCCACCGATAAATCCCTCGTCCCGCAGCCGTTCGAGCCGCTTTCTTAAAGACGGAGCACTTAACTCACACATGGGGCTGTCGGGAATATTCGCTTTCAGCCATTTCAGGAACGGGGTCGCTTGGATACTTTCGGGGGGATTTCCCGTCGCCTTCCCCCACTGGCGAATCGCCGTCACTGTTCGCTTGTCGGTCTCCGACATTCCGTCCGTGAACTCGTCTTCGGCGACGTCGGACCAGACCACCACGCAACTGGAAAGCAGTTCCCCGCTGGTGTTCGGGCCAAGCTCCACCTTGCTCAAGGTGAACCAGTTCGACTGATCGGGTATCTCCATGTTCCGTTGTTTCCTGACCGTCATCCGGCGGCGCGCACTGGCGGTTATCCCATTGGGTGCGTTCACCTCGATTGCCGTGTCCACCGCCCCAACCAAAGACGTGTGGCCACGCATTCCCTTGGCCACGTCTTTGCCGGGGTGATGCACCGGGATCACCGTTGCCCCGGTCTTTTGCTGGACGAGCTTGGCGTTGTGGATGAACGCCTGCATGTGCTCGGTGTCGTTGCCCCCCGCAAGCGTTTCGCTAAGGGTGTCGATCACGATCATAAGAAATCTTATGCCCAGCTCCTGCTCGCGGTCTTTTATGAGCTTCGCCAAGCGATTGGCGTCGTAGTCGCCGGTCTTGAAGTCGATTGGATAGCGCAACAACCGCAAGGGTGGGTCTTCGCGGTCTCTTATGGGCAGGGCCAAGATCCTCGTCCTGACCGCTGGCCCGCCTTCGGCTGCCACATAGAGCACTCCCCCCTGTTTGGTCTTGCGCCCATCGAAGGGGGAGCCGGTGGCCACCGCATAGGCGAGGTCGAAAGCCACGAAGGTCTTGCCCGATCCTGGGGGTCCGTAGATCGCGCACAATTCGCCCTGACCGATGAGGCCCTTGACCAGCGCGTTGGACTGGACGCTCCTGGCATTCTTGCGGGCTTCGACGAAACTCTCGTCTGCGAGCGGCTCCCGGTCTGTGCGGCCCCTGCCTGGGGTGGTCGAGCCGCCATCGCCCCCGCCTTTCCGCGGTTCCTCCGCCGCTTCCTTGAGCGCGGCAATGTCGTCGGCGAACTCGTTCAGCGGATCGGCTGCCCCTGGAGGACTTTGGCCGTATCGGTAAGCATTAGTGACCTTTGTGCGTAAGGCGTCATACGACCAGGGCGGGAAAGCCTTTTCCTCGTTCCAGTGGTCGATCATCAGCCCAAGCGTTACCCCCTCGCTCAAGCCGAAGTCTTTTAAGCGGGCCGCTACCTGATAGGTGGTCTGGTCGCCCCGCGCTCCCTCGATGGCTTCGGGTGCTTCGTTAATGAGATAGCTCTTGCCCCTGGCCTGGGCGTCCGGACGGTCGAGTTCGCCTACGGGTGCTTTCTGGTGTTCGTGTTGCGGCGTGTTCGGTCTGGCCGCGAGCTTTGCAAAGGCGTCTGGAAATGGCAGGAGCTGGACGTCTTCGAGCCACCGGTACTCGACGCCCTCCACCACGGAAGACGGCCCGACCACGTAGCCCCGCGCCCCCCTAACGTCCACATTGGGGGCAATGCGCGAAACGCTGTTCGGGATCAGTAAAGAAGCATCCGCCCAATAATACTTGTGGATACCGTGTGGAGTTTGGACTGTGCCGGTGTCTGCGTACCCCAGGAGTTCGTGGCCCAGGAGTGCTTTGGCCCCGAGTTGCCCCGGCTTCATGTCGTAGTCCACGACGATCAAGACCAGCGAGTGCGTGGGACCGTGGCTCTCCGCGATTCGCGGGTGCGGGCCGGTGGCGATTCCGATGTTGTAATCTTTCTGCGCCCACCATTTGCGGATCTGTTCGCTATCCGTGGTGGCTCTATCTGGCCAGCGTTCTATCGCTGGTGTTTTCCCTCCGGGGATCAGCGGGAAAATCCTAAAGCCCCTGGCGATCAGGTCGAGCGCCATTAACAGTCTTGGGCTTGGATTGTTGTCCGGTGCTAGTGCCATTGGCGTTCTCTTGTGTTCGATGTTCGTTGTGAAATGCTTAGACTTGTCATTGGCTTGGTCAAGTCGCGCTGACGTCTGTAGTCGTCCGCCACGTACCGGCGACAAAATAAATATCGCTGTTGACTTTGCTCGGGTCATATATATGTTGTCAATCGAGTTCTTGTAAACATATCACAACGAGCACAAACCGATGCCAGAGAAGATGGACCGGAGGATTTTGTTGGCCCGCGTCAAAGACGCGATGGAGAACGGATTCTCGGCGACCCGGCTTGGTTACTTGATCTCGGGCGATCCGCTTTTTGTGAAGAAGTTAAAAGACGGCCACGCGTTCAGGACCGCGACCTTGTGGCGCGCTTACGACGTCATCGGTGAGTTCGACTCGCCACGCCGCGCGTGGGTGGCCCAAGGTCGAAGAAAGACCAAAGCGAAGAAGACCGAAGCATGACACACCGCACGATCCTTTGTCTGGACTTGGGTTCGACCACCGGCTGGGCTTTGCTCACCTGTACGGCGATAGGTCCGGACGTTGTGTCTGGATACTGGGACTTCCGACCAGGGCGGTTCGACGGTGCCGGTGTTCGTTATGTTCGGTTTCGTCATCAGTTGCAGGAAATAATAAAGACCGCGCACGTCGATCAGTTGTTCTTCGAGGAAGTGCGCCGTCACATTGGCGCAGACGCTGGCCGCGTCTATGGCGCGTTGTTCGGTGTGGTCACTGGTCTCTGCGAGGAACTAAACATCCCCTACGAGGGCATCCCTGTGGGGACGATCAAGAAGGCGTGGACCGGCAGGGGCAACGCATCGAAAGCCGACATGCTCAAGGCGGCGCGTGATCGCGGGCATGAGGACTTGAAAGACGACAACCAGATCGACGCCGTCGCGTTGGCTTACGTCGCCTGGGAGCGAGACCGAGAACATATCACCCCATTGCCGATGGTGCTGTCGTGAGTCGTATACCTGGGCACCCAGAGACGGACGAACGGCGCGCAGCCGAGCTGTTGAGTGAATTGCTTTCCAAATATGGAATAGTGCCAGACAGTGTCAGTTCGCAGAACGGCTTGCGGCGCATGTTCAAGGAAAAGTGGGCGACACTGGCGAACGTCGCGCACATGCTGCATGACGCACAGGAGCGCAGGAACCACACACAAGCGTCTGAGCTAGAGGACGAAATGGTGTCGGGATGAAGCGCGAAAAGACCAAACCCGCTCCGCGTCCGGTCGATCCGGCAGACGTATGGGAAGATGCCGTGGCCGGAAAAGCCGCCAAGGCGATGGCCGGTTGGCTGAAAGGCTCCGTGCATCTGTCGCGGCCTTTGCGGACCTTGACGATGCCTGAAATGAAGACGCTGGCGATCACCGCGATCCACACCTGGATAGTCGAAGCCTCTAACCGGGCCGGTCAAAAGATCGATCCGGACGAACGTAACAAGCTCTATAAACTATTGGGATAACAGACCATGCAACTCACGCTGACCATCACCGCGACCGATCCGCTGGAATTGACCCGAGTATTAAAGGCTCTCACAGACGTGGGAATGACCGCGCCGGTCGAGCTTGTGGTCCGCAAGGACAAAGAGCCGGTGGTCGAGCACGGTCCTCCTATCGAGACGCCACCGGCACCAGTGGCGCAGGCTCCCCGGCGTGGCCGCCCGCCGAAGGCCGCTTCGACGGGGGATATTCCAGCGCCGGAAAAGCCTGCCCCGGCAGAACCGGCAAAACTCACTGTGGTTCCCAAGGAGGTCGAGAAAAAAGACGTCACCATTCTCGACGTGCGGCGCGCTTTGACCGAGTACCTCGCCGCCAACGACGAAACCAAGGCGGCGCAGCTCCTGGCCAAGCACGGGAAAACAGACCGTCTGTCCAAGCTCCAGCCCGAGTTCTTCGAGAGTGTTTACTACGCGGCGGTTACCCCCGCCGTCAAAGACGAGTTCAACGACGACATTCCAGATCTGGCCGCCAAATGAAGACCGCCGATCTCGCGGCAATCGAGACGCTGTTCGGGGACACGGTTCGCCGTGTCTTCGATCATCATCTTCCGGTTGGCCACAAGATCCCAGACAAAGTGCTGACCGATATGTGTACCGCTGTCTGCGCGCTGATAAGCACGACCTACTCGATGGGTTACCGGGACGGGAGAACGTCAAGGTGATCGAGCGGCTCTGCATGTTCGTTGCGTGGTGGCTGCCCCGGCGGCTGGTGTACTGGTGCGCGATCCGCGTCGGTTGCCACGCCACGCAAGGCCGCTGGAGCGAACACATCGCCACCGACTTGTTGTTCATGGATGCAATCTCAAGATGGAAAACGCCAAAATGAACGCTCACGCTGTCTTCGCCCCGTCCGCCGCGCATAGATGGTTCGCTTGCCCTGGCTCGATAAGGCTCTGTGCCGATCTCGAACCCACGCCCTCGTCTGTTTACGCGGAGGAAGGCACCGCCGCGCATCGGCTCATTGATATGTGCGTTGGCATCGACGCCGACGCGGATCACTTTCTAGGGGCTAACATTCCGGTCGGGAATAAACACTACAAGGTGGACGAGGAAATGGCCGCGTCTGTCCAGGTCTTTCTGGACTACGTTCGCGGCTACGTCGAAGACGGCTACGAGCTTCGCTCTGAGGTCAAGCTGGACCTGGGGCATCTTTGGCCAGGGCAGTACGGCACCGCCGACGCGGTCTTATTCAAGCCAGACTTTGCCGACTTGCATGTGGTGGACTTCAAATATGGGCGCGGCGTGGTGGTCGAGCCGGAAGAAAACCCGCAACTGCTCTCTTACCTGAGTGGGGCGGCGCGGCTCCTGCACAATGCCAACGTCCAGACCGTGGCTGTGACCATCATTCAGCCGCGCGTCCCCGGCGAACAGATCAAGTCGTGGGAAACCAGCGTTGAACGCTTGGCAGACTTCGAGTCGGAGTTCAGACGCGCCGCAGAGGTCGCTTCGACCACGGACGCCATCCTGGTGAGCGGTCCCCATTGCCAGTTTTGCCCAGCGGCTGGGTTCTGCCCGGAGCTGCGGGAGCAGTCTTTTAAGATCGCGATGGTCGAGTTCGGCAAAGACGGAGAAACCATCGAGCTGCCCGCCGTGGAGAAGCTCTCTCCCAAGAAGCTGGGCAAGATCATGCAGGAGATCGTACTCATCGAGGCTTGGTGTACCGCTGTCCGTGAACACGCGTTGGCGTCTGCAATGGACGGGCGCACTCCCGATGGCTTTAAGCTGGTGGAAAAGCGCACCAACCGCCGATGGATCGACGAGGACAAAGCCGCCGGAGCGTTGCGGTCTTTATACGAAATAGAAGACGAGGTTCTGTTTATCAAGAAATTGCTTTCCCCCGCCCAGGCCGAGAAAATCATCGGCAAAGCCGGGGCCAAGGGGATCGAAAGCCTGACCACCCGGCCCCCCGGTGGTGCTACGCTGGCCCCGCTGTCCGATAAGCGCAAGATCCTCTCGCCTGGGGACGCCACGGTGGAGTTCGAGAAATGACCGACATCGTTGAACGGCTGCGTAAGCGAATTGGGTTTGCCAAACTCGATAGCAACTTCGGTGCAGCAGAGGATTTAAGTGAGGCCGCCGACGAGATCGAGCGGCTGCGGGAGGTAATACGGCAGAGGACATTCCTACTCGACAAATATATGGGAACACCTTGCGAACAAATCCGCCACGAAGGTATTGACCCACCGTTACGCTTGTGAGATATGTATGAGATCGGAGAACGATCATGGCCAAGAGTGAAATGGTCGAGGTATTCGCAGAGGTCAAAGGCGAAACCGACAAGGCTCTCAAGCTGACAGACGGTCAGAAAGTCCAGTGGGTGCCCAAGTCGCAGATCAAGGAGATCGCGGAGGGGCTTTATTCCATGCCGGTCTGGCTGGCCGAAAAGAAGGGGTTCATCTGATGACGCCAGAGCAACTCGACATTGTTTTCAATCCGCCCAGGGAAACCCGCGCCGCTCTCCCGCCGACGCGCAAGGTCAGTGTCATATTAACCAACGGTCAAGTGTTCACCGGCATGGGAGTTCTGGACGCTAACGCCAAGCTCCTGCGGCTGGAGGTCGAGCGTGTCGCCCTGGCGCACCTCACCAAGAAGCCGACGCCTCTCGCGATTGGCTACGAGTCCATTCTCGCGATTACAGACAACGCTACGGCAACACCGGCATCGACGGTGCCGGATGATGGACAGATCGGAAAGACGGTCATTGAAGCCCAAGCACAAGGAGAAAAAGCAGCACATGACTACCAATCCCAAGTTCAAGGTCTGCACCGAGACGAAGGCGGGGACGCTACTCCTGCCAGCGGGACGGTTGAGCTACCCAAACCTGTTTAAGGCCCGCGCGATGGAAGGCGAGCCGGAGGACAAAGCCAAGTTCTCCACGTCTTTAATCATGCCGCCCGACGTGGATCTCTCCATCGCCGTCAAGTGGGTGGAGAAGGCCGCGACCGAGCGGTGGGGCACCAACATCGGCAAGGTGAAGAAGCCTTTCCTCAAACACGCGGAAAAGACCGAAGACAAGGAACTGGCTGAGAAATTCCCGTTCCTGGTCCGCATGTCTTCTTCGTCCAAGCCCAATGTTATCTTTGGCAACGGCGAAGCGTGTTCTATTCCAGACGAGGTCTATCCTGGCCGCTGGGCCAGGGTCTCAGTGCGTGTTTACTGCTGGGAGCACAAGGCCAATGGGCGCGGCGCGTCTTTTGGGCTTGGTAACGTGATGCTCTTGGATCACGACGACCGGATTGGCGGTGGTCGTGCTAAAGTCGAAGACGAGTTCGAGTTCATCAACGACGACGCGCTTGCGTCTGCGGCTAAGAACCCCGACTCGCTGTTCAACTAACCGTAACGCGTTCCCAACAACAACCTTCAGCGGAGTTCACTAAAATGCGCCGTCTTTTATTCGCTACGACTGTGTTAGCCGCCTTGGCACTTCCAGCCAAGGCGGATGCGATCAATAACCTCTCTATCATCGCGTTGCCTGCGGGAAACATCGTTCCGCAGAGCCAATCGAACCCCTGTATAATCTGCGGGACGCAAGCCGCGCACCAGCCGGGAACCTTTGGCTACAACAATTTCTCCAATCACGGCAACGATACCTCTTTCAACACCTTTTCGACCAACATCCTGGGGGGTGGAGTCCTCGTCGGCGACCTTCAAGCTAACGCTTTGCCCTACTCCGGCGCACTGTTGGAGACGCTCCTTAACGTCAACACCACCTTCGGCGTTGCCATCGACGTCAATACCGCCAGCGGCGGCGAGACTCTACAGTCTTTCCAGTTGATCGATCTGTCGAAGCCCGCCGGTTCAAGAATCATCTACGACTTCACCGGCCCCCTGGCTCTGCCAGACATTAACAACGGAAATGGTAAGGGGGACTATCTCATCACCGGCTTTAACTTGCTCGCGGCTGGTGTTCTACCCGGCGACAACCTGATCTTCCGTGCCTCTTGGACCGGAGCCTCAGACGGTGCCGAGTCTTTCTACATTGTCCCAGCCGGTATCAGCGCCGTTCCGGTTCCCGGTGCTGTCTGGTTGTTCGGTTCTGCTATCATGGGTCTGGGCGCGCTCAAGCTGCGCCGTCGTAAACAGACCGCCCAAGTAGCACACGGGTAGACTCCTCTCCTTGTGTGCGAACACCGGACGCGATGCCCGCCCCAAAGCGCCATTGCGTCCGGTAATTCTAAACCAGATATGTCTGGAGAAACGCTATGCGGTTAGTGATCTTAGAGTCCCCCTACGCGGCTGAGACCGACGAAGGGGTTCGGGAGAACGTCCGGTACGCGCAACGCTGTCTGCGAGACTCCGTTCTGCGCGGCGAAGCCCCGATTGCGTCGCACCTTCTCTATACCCAGATTCTGAACGACCTGATCCCCAGAGAGCGCGAGCTTGGTATCGCGGCTGGTCTGGCGTGGATCGATAAAGCCGACGCAATGGTGGTCTACACCGACCGGGGCATATCGCGCGGCGTGGCGGCGGCAGTCGCACACGCCAGCAAGACGAATATGCCGGTGGAATACCGCGAACTGGAGAAGACCAATGCTGCCGGGTGAACGCCTGACGACACGCTGTCCGCACTGTGAAAGACCGATGGGCGGGATACGCCACGGCATCCGGTTTGGCGAACAATCCGTCCGTGTCCTCGATGCGCTGCGCCACGCTGGCGACGAAGGCATCGGCTACAACGAACTCTTTGAAATGATCTACGCTTATCGCCCCTCGAAGCGCAGCGCGCTCCGGGGTCTGGTCTCACAAATTAACAGACGATTGGAGGAATCATGCGACGTCCAAATAAGCGGAAGGGGCGGGCGGTATCATCTGACGACGCTGCGCGAAAAGAGGATGTTCCAGTGACTGCGGAAATCCGCACCTTCCCGACCGGCGCGTCGCGCGACGTCGAGCGCAACAAGCTCGACTACGAGGGCGCGCTTTCGCCGGAGGTTCTCCGGGCGTTCGCCATCTTCATGGATTTTAACAGACAGATGGCAGACGGCTCTACGCGCGACGCGGACAACTGGCAAAAGGGTATCCCGCTCGACGTCTACATGAAAAGCGCCTCGCGTCACTACATGGACTGGTGGCTGGCGCACCGGGAATGCCCGACCAGCGATGGCCGCGTCTGGTCGATGTTAGGCGTGATGTTCAACGCGATGGGTTACCTTCATGAGTACATGAAGGAGCACCCCGCCGCTTTTCCCTTGGCCCTGTCCGCCGCCTATGCGCGGCGCGAGCAGAAGAAACTGGAGAAACCCTGATGCCTTCCCCGTTCATGCCCTCGCAGGCTTACGTCGCCGAAGCGATCTACAAACTCGATGAAGACAAAAGCTGGGACGAAGCCACCCAGGAGGAAAAAGACGCCTGCATGGGGATCGCGAAGATCGCCATCGCCGCGGTCCAGAGCTGGCAAGCGCAACACCGTGCAGACGGCTCTAATCGCTACGATTTCCGGTCCACCCACCACGACAAGCCGCTGGCGTGGGAGATCTTCGACAAGATCGAGGGCCGCAACAGCGTTCTTGGCGTGGTTCACGACTCGCTGCTGGCGCAGCAGATCGTCGATGACCTTAACAGACATGAGACCAAGACGGTCTATCGTGCCGACGGTGGACTGGTCTGAACAAGGTCACGTCGCACATGAAAAAGAAGAAGCCGCACCCGAATAACCCACCGGATATTTTCGAGCCGTTCGAGGGTGGCGTCCGCTGGTCCGATCCAGACACCAGTTGGCAGGCGGCGTTTCGCGATCTCCAGCGCAGGGCTGGCGACCGATTGAGGGCGCTGCAAATTCACTACACCAAACCGCAAGGACTAACGGATTACGAGTTGGCCGAACGGATGATCCGGCAGCAGAACAGCGCGGGTAAAAGACGCGGCGAGCTGCGCGATCTGGGTCTGATCGAGGAGTCTCCGAATCGTCGCCCCGCGCCGTCTGGGAGTCCAACAATCGTGTGGGTCATCACGGAGAACGGTCGGCGGGTCTACCAGGAACTGAATAAACAGAGCACATGAAAGACTGTCACATCGACTTCGAGACGCGCAGCGAAGTGGATCTCCGCAAGACGGGCGTTTACGTCTACGCGGAGCACCGGAGCACAGACGTGTGGTGCGCGGCCTATGCCATCGACAATGGCGAGGTCAAGACCTGGGTTCCAGGCCAGCCGTGTCCCCCTGAGATCGTCGCGCACATTGCCGCTGGTGGCGCGATGTGGGCGCACAACGCCGCCTTTGAAAGAACCATCTGGCAGCACGTTCTTGCGGCTCGCTACAAATGGCCGCTGCCGAAGATCGAGCAATGGAATTGCACGATGGCGCGGGCCTATGCGATGGCCCTGCCTGGAGCCTTGGACAGTGCCGCTGCGGCGCTGGGTATCTCAGAAGCCAAAGACCCGGTCGGCTACCGGACCATGCTCCGTATGTCCAGGCCGCGCCGCTGGGACGAAAACAACGAAGCCGTCTGGTGGGATGACCCCGTCAGGATTAAGGAATTGATCGCATACTGTGTGCAAGACGTGGTGGTCGAGCGGGAGCTACACGCCCGACTCATGGAATTGCGCCCCATCGAGCGTGACGTCTGGATACTAGACCAACGTATAAACGACAGGGGCATCTACGTTGATAAAGCATTGTGCGCGGCGGCACGACCGATCATCGAAGTAACACTAACTAAATTAAATCATGAGATCCGCACCGTCTCTAAAGGACTAGTGCCGAGCTGCGAAGCGGTCGCCAAGATTGTGGAATTTTGCCGGATGCGCGGCGTGGACACCGAGTCCATCGCCAGAGACGACGTCATAGATTTGCTATCCCGCAAAGACCTACCGGAGGATGTTCGTCATGTCCTTACCCTCAGAGCCGAAGCCGGAAAGGCAGCCGTTAAGAAGATCGATGCCCTTGTTATGGGATGCTCTGAAGATGGGAGGGCGCGTGGTCTTTTGGCGTATCACGGGGCATCTACCGGGCGATGGGCCGCGCGACGGTTCCAACCTCAAAACATTAAAAGACCGAAGGACAAAGCCCAAGACGAGTTGATCCCTCTTGTTATGACCGGGTCGGCGCGCGTCGTGGAAATGATCGCGGGACCGCCCCTCGAAGTGGTCGGCGACATTCTTAGGGGCCTCATCATCGCGGCTCCAGGTTCGTCTTTATACGCGGCGGATTTCTCCAACATCGAAGGTCGCGCCCTGGCGTGGCTGGCCAACGAAAAGTGGAAGATCAACGCGTTTCACTCTTTCGATAAAGGCAAAGGCTACGATCTCTATGTGCTCGCCTATGCGCGGGCTTTCGGCATTCACCCGGACAACGTCACCGATCAGCAACGCCAAATCGGCAAGGTGATGGAATTGGCGCTGGGGTTCGGCGGCGGCGTCGGCGCATTCCAGACGATGGCCAGGGGCTACGGCGTGGACGTTCCCGACGAACGCGCCAACGATCTCAAGCTCGCTTGGCGCGAAGCGCACCCCAGCGTGAAACAGTTCTGGTACGACACCGAAGATGCCGCTGTCGGTGCGGTGCGTCAGCCAGGGCGGGCCACCAACAACGGTAGACTCTCATTCAAGGCGGCTGGCTCTTTTCTGTTTATGCGGCTGCCGTCTGGAAGAATGCTGACTTATCCCTATCCGAAGCTGCGCGAGGTCATGACACCCTGGGGCAGCAAAAAGATGTCCCTGACTTATAAAACAGTCGTCAATTCCGCCAACAATCGGCGGGTCATAAAAGACCCAGGAAACTCGTCTAACTGGGCAAGGATCAGCACCTATGGGGGATCGCTGGTCGAGAATGCGGTCCAGGCCATTGCGCGGGACGTCATGGCCGAAGCCATGTTGCGCGTCGAAGCCGCTGGCTACCCGGTGGTGCTGACCGTACACGACGAGATCGTCAGCGAAGCCGCAGACCGCAGCGTGAAAGAGTTCAAGTCCTTGATCGAGCAAGGCCCGATCTGGGCAGGGGGTTTTCCGATAACCGCGAAGGCGTGGACCGGAGCCAGATACCGAAAGGACTGAAAATGAAACGCCAGAAGATCAAATATAAAGACCACCCCTGGGACGAAGTCATAAAAGAAGCCGACCGGCTTATTCATGAGGGCAAGAACGTCTACCAGAAGTTCACATGCAGCGGCTGCGGCGCGCGTCTGACCATGCCCGAGCCGAATATCTTTCATAGGCTGGGCAATTGCGACAAATGCCCCGCTACCACAGACATCGTCAAACAAGGCTGCAACTACATGGTGACGTTCAACACCACGGGCAGGGGCGCGATGGATTATTTCGAGCAACTGAGAAGGAAGTTGAAACATGGGTGACGATCCCCCGGAGAATTTCCAGATCGACCGTCGCCCGTCGCCAATGTGGAGCAACAAGGTGCCTGAACAAACCAATGGTCAAGTGCCGTTACCGCCAGCGCGGGAAGCGGTCGTGGAGCAAGGCAATCGGCTCTACCAGGAGGTCGCGCACGAACGCGACGTACTCCGCCGCGAGCTGGCGGACGCACAGACCACCATCGCGGGCTACAAGGTGGCGATGGAAGCCGAAGCGTCGCAGCGCACCCAGATGGAAAGCCGCATGATGGAAATGCAGATCACCCGCGACAACGAAGTGGGCCGCAGGGCGGAATTAGAGACGGTGCTGGAGACTATTTTCGCCACGCTCCGCACGTTCCGGATCGGAAACAAGCCGCTGATCCAGAGCCGCGCCGAAGATGTTCCCCCCGGTTGAGCACCCCACCCTGACGGTGGTGCTTTGCGTGGGTACGGTTCTGGTCTTTCAACCATCGGCCCCAGCGCCGATAGAAAACCGCTTCGATGTCGTATGGGCCGCCTTGCCGGAAGCTAAAAAGACGGATCAGATGCGGGTCATCCCGCTTACCGTCCCTCCAAAGACGGTAGTGACCGAGCGCATTGTCATGGGGCCTCCATCCCCCGTAGACGATCCCCCGGTCAGCGCCGCGCCACTTGTTTCGGACAAGCCGGTGGCGCGGCGCGAATTACCAAAACAGACCGGCGATATTTGTACCCGCCACAGGATGCGGAAGATGATGATTGATAAATATCGCTGGCGATGTGTTAGATGAGTGTTGTGAATTGTGAGATCTGTGTTATATCTAGGTTCTCACGATTCTAGGAGAACGCCAGATGTTCCGAATTGAGTTCTTTGTTGACGAGAAGAAGCTAGGCCCCGCGTTGATCGCCCTGATGGGTATCGCGCACGGGCAGCCGCTTATTCAGCCTGTGGTGAACGCGCTCAAGACCGCCAACGGCGTGAAGGCCGCGACCGGCGGCAAGGGTGTCCAACGCATTGCCTACGGCCTGGAGAAGGTCGCTAAAGGCACCGTCATGGACGGCGCACAATTCCGCGACGTCATGAAGTCCGTGGGGATGAGTCCCAACAGTTCGAGCTACTGCATCCGGCAGGCAATCGACGCTGGCCTGATCCAGAAGAGCGGCAAGACCGGCAACGCCCGCTACACGGTGCTCTGATGGCAAAGCATAAGAGCAACGGTCATGCACCGATCTACGGGGCCTATGTCTTCAAGCAAAAAGACCCGGCCATCGATGAACTCAGAACCATCGTCGAGGATTATTTCGGTCACCGGGTCACCGGCAAGGATCTGTCGCAGATCCACGGTGCCGGAGGTCCGTCCACGGCGGCCATGCGCGGCTGGTTCTTCGGTGCGACAAAGCGCCCGCAAAGCCCCACCTTGGAAGCGGCGGGGCGGGCAATCGGTTTTCAACGTGTCTGGAAAAGGATGAGATCAAATGACTAGAAGACTGGTTTGCAGCATCTGCAAGAACCCAATCGAAATAAACGAATCCGGTTGGGACCAGGGCTACGACGCTCAGCCGGTGAACGACGGACGCTGTTGCGACGTCTGCAACGATACCGTCGTCATCCCGACGCGGATCGCCCGCCTGACGGGTGGGACTAAGCCGCCCAATGATGCCCGAGAAGATTAAGGGCTGGCCTGACCCCCCGACTTATATCCGGGTTAATCGAGAGATTTATCTGCTGGTTCGCAGTATCGTCTGCAAACCTGTTCATCGGTCTCGCGGCAAGAGCAAAGACCGGCGTAAACGCTTGAAGTGGGTGCGCCGATGAGTCAGCGGGACTCTGGTTATAAGCGGCACGAACGCGACGTCTACGAGACCCCTTCATGGGTCACGTCTGCGCTGGTGACCGAAGGCTTTAGAGAGCCGTATGTGGTCTGGGAACCGGCGTGTGGCAGCGGCAAGATCCAGCGTGTTCTGGAAATGCTCCTGCCGTGCCCGGTGATCGGCACCGATGTCCACCTGGGTGACGATTTTATGGCGATGAAAGACGCGCCAGCCTTTTGCGACTGCATCATCACCAATCCACCCTACGACATAGCGCCAGCGTTCATTTCACACGCAATCGATCTGATGTATGTGACGCAAGGCCAAGTGATGATGTTGCTGCGAACGGATTTCGACCACGCCAAGACCCGCAGACATTTATTCGGAGATTGCCCGATGTTCGCGAAGAAACTCGTTCTGACCAGACGCATCCGGTGGTTCGTGGATGAGCGCACCGCCAGCCCGTCTTTTAACCACGCGTGGTTTCTGTGGGACTGGAAACACGTCGGTCCCCCGGCGTTGGCTTACGACCTAACGCATAAATAAGACCAGCACCGACGCGAGCACCATGATCGCGACCACGCCGAGACACACCGCGTAGATCGCGTCTTCGCGGGTCATGCTGCGACAGATCTAAGAAAATCCAGCGCCGTTCGCAGCGAAACCGTCTTTTCCAGACGCTGGGGCTGCCGTCTGCGTAGAAGCTCCTCCGCCTGGGGAAGCAGCTCCTCCGGCTCCATGTCGAGCGTCTGCGCCATCGCATAGAGGTTTTTCGGGGACGGCGCGAACCGTCCGTGGATGTAGCTCGACACCAGATCCCGGCGGAATTGCCCGTCGTTGGTGTGCTTTGCCGCCAGCCGAGCGAACTCCGACTGAGTTAGGCCCTTTTCCATCAGCAATCGGCGCAATTTCCGGCCAAACTCTTGCCTGATAACGTCTTTTGGCGTTGTCATTCCGGTACAGTCCCTATTTGCTGGCCATTCACAAAGATAAGCACATTTCCAGACACCTCAATGTCTACGCGGGGGGTCGCTGGCGGCGGCACGATCACTGGGGGTTCTGCGTCGTCTGCCAGACCGCTCACAGACGTGACGATGGCGTCGCAGATCGCGTCGAAGTTCTCATCGTACACGTCGGTGTCGGCTTCGCTATCGACAAAGCACACTTCGATCAGGATCGCTGGCATGTCGGTGTTATTGAGGAAAAACAGGTCCGTGCGCTTTTTGCCGCCCCGGTCCACCAGCCCACAGTCTGCTATTGCCGCCGCGACCTGGGAAGCCAGCGGGCCTTGCGTGACGAAAAGCACCTCCGTGCCGCGCGGCTTGGCGGTCTGCTCGAACGCGTTGAAATGGACCGAGACATCGAGATCGCGTGACTCCGAATTGTGATAGTTGACGATGCGGTTCAGGTTTTCATTCTGGGTCTCCGATACGTCGTCGTGGAAGACGAACACCTCGACGCCCCGCTGCCGCATTCCCTCCGCGACTGCGTCCACGACGCGGCGGGCCTCGTCCACCTCGTCTATGATCCCGTGCGCGCCACGAACGTGTTTGCCGTGGCCGGATGAGATAACAATTCGGTCGTGGATCATGGTCTTGCTTTCAGTTCGCGGGTCAGGACGTCTACGATGCGCCGAATGCTGTCATCGTTGGTCTTTATATTCTGCTCCATCGCTGCGAGCCGCAGCTTCATTTCGTCCATCCTGGCGACGGTGTACTCAGCGCCGCGCGTCTCCATTGTGTGAACGCGCGTTTCCAATCTCACCATGTACGCCAGAACGCTTGCCGCCAACGCTCCCCCGGCGATGAACTGCGCGACCAGAAAGTAGACCAGGGTAGAGTTTTCTCTGATCCAAGATCGCGCCTGCTCGACCATCATGGCGGCATCAAAATGTTCGTCGGTAATTCAGAGCTGCTTTCCAGTCTTGCGGGATCAGCGACTGTTTGTTGACGATGTCGCCGCCGCCGTAGATCCCGGCTTGCGGCGTGAGTTGACCGCCCGCCACCGGCAAATTCATCGGGTCGAACCCCAGGCCACCGACCGCCGGAATGTCATCAACGGGTCGTCTGGCCTTGTTCTGCATGTTGGCCATGACGCTCTGTAAGACTTCGCCTAGGGTCTCTGCCATTTACTTTGCCTTGTCTTCGCCGTCGTCTGTCCCGTCGTCTTTTACGAGATCTTTCAGGACTTGGTTGCGCCGGAGCACTTTCTGTAGCTCAGCGTTCCACGCCGGGGTTCCGGATTTACTGACGTCCCTGGTGAGCAGTTTCTGGGCGAGGTCCGGATCGAACATCGCCCTGGTGGCGAGCTGCTCGACTGCGGTGCCGGTGTCGCCTTTTAGCAGACCAGCCGCGATCTTAATGTTTCTGAAAACGCTGCCGCCTTTCAGTGTGCCGTAGTGGACTTTCAGCGCCAGTTCCAGCGGCTTCATGACCGCTTGATTGCTCTCCGCCGTGGTCGATCCGACCGTGGCCTGGACGTTGCGCCGGGTGAGCGGCAGCAGCACCGTCTGCGCCTGTTGCAGCGTATTGAGTTCTTCTGGCGTGAAACCAGCGGCCACCAGTGCGGGCCGGTTCTTGTTGAACTCCCCGACGAGCTTCCGAAGATCAGCGGCGTGTGTCGCGTCGTCCAGTGCCGGGTCAAATCTGCTGACCTTCTGGGAGAAGTGATCCGCGACCGCCGCCTTGAGCGACGCGACCGCTTCGGGATTGTTGCCCATCCGGTTGCGTAGCTCGGTAATGTCTTTGGCCGATTGGGTGCCGCCTTTGGTCAGGATCTTGCTGACCGCATCGACCGGGTTCTCGCCCGCGATCTTGCCGACCACCCCGCTGGATTGGGCTGTCTTCGTCTCCGCCAATCGCTTTTCGGCAGCGGCGATTTCCTCGGCGTATTGCCCTGCGGTGTTAGATCCACGCCGCGCCGACGCCACCATGTTGTTGACTTCGTCCGCCAGCCCAGGGACGTTCTGGATTCTATCGTTGTTTCGGTTGCGCCAACTGGTGAGCTTGGCCGGATCGAGCACCCCGTCTTTAATGGCTCCGCTCTGGGCCAGCTCGTCGAAAATGATCGTCCGGGCGTTTGCGGCTGCTTCCGGCGTGTTGCCGCGCAGACCGGCGACATTCATGGTTTGTTGGACATCTTCGCCGCGCGCCAGCGCCTTCGGCCCGAACTCCGACGGATAGACCTGTCCGGGGTTGGTCTTTTCTGCGAGATCGGCTTTGCCGCTGGCGAATTGGCGGAAATTCGGGTCGATGACTTCGGCTGTGTTCGTCCTGGCGGCGGTAATCGCTTCACGCGCCGGATGCGGTCTCGGCAAGTCGGTGATCGCGTTCGCGATGCTGTTCTTCAGATCCTTGAGTTCCTGAAAACGCTGTCCGTCTTTTAACGACGCCTCGATGTACGCCTCGATGTCTTTGTTCATTTCCGAGAGTTTCTTGCCGGTCAGAGTGCCGGTCTCCTGCGCCGACTCGATGCGCTGAAGAATATCCTCGGTCCTGGCGTTGATCGGTGCGCTGCCCGGTTCTGCGGCTTGTCTGCGAATATCGGCGGCGGCCCGCTCCATCGACCCGATGTTGAAACTATGCTCGGTGAAATCCGGATTGGCGTAGAGCGCCTGCGAACGCGTCTGTTCGGCGGCGCGGGTGCCGTGCCACATATCGTAGAGGCTCTTGGACGCGTCTGGAGTGCCGCCTTCGGCTTGGATCACCGGCTGGGCTTCGGCTTCGCGCGCCTGTTGCAAACCGCGCGCCCCGCCGGTCGGCTGGTCGATCTCCCGCTGTCGTGCCTCCAGCTCCATCCTGGCGCGGTCTGCTACGCGGTTCTGGAAAAGCTCCGTGTCGGCGTTTGGGTCTCTGACCGATTGCACTTGCTGGGACGCGGCTTCCTTCTGCGCCAAGTCGCGTTCTGCGAAACTGTATTGTTGCCTAACGTCTGGCGGCGTATCGGCATCGAAGTAGCCGGTTGGGCCAGCGCGCGTTCTCTGGCGCTTTCCCAATCCAGCCAATCCTTTGTCGTCTATGGCGATGTCGGTGGTCGGGATCGGCAGACCCTTGCTTTTTAGGTCTTCGACGGCTGCGGCGAGGTTCGCCGCCACGTCTTGCGGCTTGCCGCTGGTGACCGACCCTTGCAGCAATCGCGCCGTGTCGTCTGCGACCCGATTAGAGACGCCAGCTTTGGTTACCGGATCGACCGGGATGCCAAACGCAGGACGGGGCGCGGTGACTGCGTTGCCAAGGGTCGTTGGGGTCCGCATTCCCGCGCTGGCCAGCGTCCCGCTGGTGACGCCGCCAACTCCCATGCCGACGAGATCGGCGATGGTGCCGACTGAGCCGCCGCCCATGTCGCGTATATTCTGGGGTATCTCCTGCGTCGCGGTCAGTGCTTCGCCAGCGCCGACGCCGCCTACGGTGTCGCCAATAATCGTCTTTACCGGGTTCTCAGCGTAGGGGCGCACGTACTTGTCGATGCGAGACGGGAGCGCCCCTGGCGCTTCGAGCGCCAATTTGCGGGCAAGCCCAATCTTGGATAACAGACCAGCGCCGGTAAACGCCCCGGTGCCAAGCTCGACGCCATGGCTTAGGGCTTTTTCCCCCAGGGTCTCGGGCACGGCTGGCTGGTAGCCCAGTTTCTGGGCGAGCCACGAAGCGCCTTCTTTGATCTTTTCAGACGGAATAGGAATGTCCGAACCAGGGAGGGGGAGACCCTGTGGATTTCTGACAGACCGCTCCAGACTCGTCGGGATGATCGTCTTGCCAGCCGCTTGATTGAGCCGCTGAAAGATCGGATCGGTCAGCTTGTCCATGCCCCAAGTGACGCCCCGCTGGAGATAACCAGGGAGATCCACCGGGAGCATGAGAGTGCTGATCCCGCCGCTACCAGCGGCTTGACCGGCGAGCTTCGCGGTGTTGGCGTTAAAACCGACGCCAGCCGGTGGCTCGATCCGTTCGCGCAGTCCCTGGTCGGCTTCCGGCGATTGGTAAGTTGACGCGGGCGGTGGAGTCGCCGGGGGAGCCGCGCCGGGAGCCGTATGCGGCACCCACGCTTTCCCGTCGAAGATTGCTTTCTCGCCCGTGTCCGGATTGATCGCGGTCTGCGCCGGGAGCCACTGTCCCGTAGCATCGTCCAGATAGACGCTCTCCCCGGTCGTTGGGTTGGTGGCGACGGTCATTACGGAACCGGGGTTGGCTGGAGCACGAAACCGGGTGGCGGTGGCGGTGCGGCTCCAGCGGCTGGCGGTGGTGCGGCTCCAGCGGTTGCAGCGGCTCCGGCGGCGGGCAGCGTATTAGGCGGCAAGATCCGCGTCGTTTCTTCCTCACGGATGCGCTGTTGCAATTCAGAACGCGCCTTCAGGTCTTGCAAGACCGTCTTGAACGCAGCCGGGTTCTGGAGCTTCGCCCCGAGTTCAGCCATCTTGCTGTCCACGGCTTTATTGCTGATGTCACCGCGCGGGTCGTCTGCGCGCGCCATCGCGTAGGCGAGGCTGCTCATTCGCGATTGCATCACGCTGCGGTCGATGTTCCTGGCTTCGGCCCACTGCTTCAGGCCAGGAGTTTGGTCGTAATATTGCTGCGCGCTTGCGTTGAATTTGTCGGCGTATTGTCCAAAGCCGAGATCCTTGGCCGCCCCGGTGAGAGCGTCCGCCTGCGCTCGAAGATTATCGATGATGGTGGCCCCTTGACCGACGATGCCGAGAGCCGCGTCTGCGCCCGGTTTGTCGAGCGCTTTAATCATGTTGTCCACGCTGCCCATCAAGGTCCGATGCGCGATTCTGGATTCGAGGAGCTTATCCCTTGGGCCAGTGCTGCCGCCGGTCCCGACATTTGGATTGGTCTTCCCGACAATCACCTTTTGCTCGCCAGGGCCGAGCGTTATCGGATTTCCGGCGTCGTCGGTTCGTCCGTTATCCAGCGAGATATACGAGCGCAGTTTTTCGCCCGCCGCGTTGTAGATGACGATGTTGTCGCCATCCTGGGTCTTGGGGTCCAGACCCAGAGCAATGCGCGCATCCGGCGAGATCGGAGGACGGGCGGGCGGTGCCGCTAACGACGGCGCGAACACAGACGCGTCTGTTATCGGCGCGGTCATGATGGAAGTGTCCGCTGGCGCACCAGGGGCGGGCCACGCCGGGGCCGCCGACGCTGGAGCGCCGCCGCCGAATACCCCGAGCCGTCGCAGTTCGGCAGCTTTTTCCTGTTCCAGCGGCAGCACCGGACGCATACCCGGCGCATTGCTTTTCAAGACAATGACGGGATTTCCGTTGGCGTCGTAGGCAGGCATATTCGTGCGAGCATCTAACGCTATTTGCGTCTCCTTCGCTTTCTCGGCTTGTAGCGCGGCGATGGCCTGCGTGTTGGCCTGTGCCGATGCCTGACCTTGCGGAGTGCTGACGTAGTTGGCACCGGGCTGGGTCAGGAGGTTCTGCGTGATGAGCGCCTGACTGGCTGGCGTCTCCAGTTGCGTCGGGTCCATCCGGGCGATGTTGGCTCCGGAGCGATACCCGAAGGCATTCTTGGGATCGATACCGGCGCGTATTCCCGCCGCCGCTATCGCGCCGGGGTTTGCGGTCGGGTTAGCGAGAAGATTCGCCAAATCTTCGGTGCTGATGTTCTGGCGTTGTTGTTCTTTGAACTTCTCGCGGGTGTACGCCGACGTCGCCGCCTTCGGTCCAAAGAACGTGTCTGTTAAGCCGCCGATGCCAAACAGATCGTCACCCAATCCGGGGCCGGGTTTGTAGGGATTGATGATCTGGGGCATCTAGCTCACCGGGGTGTCGAGATAAGAAAGCGGGTCGCCTGCATACGTTGTCGGGGCACCGGCACCAGCCGCCAGGAGCTTCGAGCCGATCTTCCCCGCGTATCCAGACCCGGCCCCGGCGGCCAGCGCCGTGCCGGTGGCCTGGAGAACCGGTCCCCAGAGCGACGGATTGCGCTGCGCCATGTACGCCGCGAAATCCTGCTGGGCCGGGAGCATGGCGGCTTCCTGGCGCGAGAAGCTGTTGTTTGTATCGACTATGCGGCCCGCTTCGGTCAGCGGAATGTTGTTTCCCGCCAGTATGTCGGCGTAGGTGAGCGGCTTGGCTGCGAGCTTGGCGTTGGTCGTGGCAGTATTAAAGACATCGCGCAGACGCTTGGCGATGTTGTCTTTTACCACGGTCGGGGCGTTCTCCGTGCCGGTTGGCAAGGGAATGTCTCCGACGCCCTGGGTCGGCGTGACCGCATCGGTGATCGCTTGAGTGCGCCGCGCCTCGTCTGCGGTAAATTGCTTCGCCTGTTCGTCGGGACTGAAATTAGCCAGCGCCTTCTGGACGCCTTGGGTACGGCTCCGGTCTTCGTAGTCTTTCTGGCGCGCAAGGCTGAGCCGCAGCTCGTTGTTGCGAGCCGTGGCCACCGCCGCAGCGTTCTTCTGGCTCTCGTTGCGCGAAATAATAGCGCCACCGGCAGACGCTGCCGCGCCAGCCGCGAGCAAGGCGATTTCGATGCCGGTACACATGGGCTAAAACTTCTTTTTGGCCCCGACCACCTTAGTCGAAGCGGCTGGACTGCTGCTTGAGTTGGCGAGGTTGAGATTGCTGCCGGTCGCGAATGCCTGCTTCTCCGGGTTGGTTGCCAGACTGCCGGTTCCGCTGCCCGCCGCTGTGGAGTATGGCGAGACAAGGCCCCCGAATAGGTCGCCCAGCGTGGATGCCGGAGCCTTGGTCCCGGCAATCCGACCGGCTTCGGTCGAAGCCCGAGATCCGACGCTGGCGTTGTCTGCGCCTTCCCCGATGGTGCCGTAGAGGTTGTTCTTCGCCGTGTTGACTTGGTCCGTGAGCGAAGACTGGAAGCCCTGCGCCGCGCCCTGGCCGGTATTGATCGCTTGGTCGCGCAGCGCGTCGAGCTGCTGAAAAAGACCGCGACCTTGCTGTGAGTCGGCAAGGCCCCTTCGTGCGACACCAGCCGTCAGTGCGTCTTTTGCGGTGTTATATTGAGTATCAACGCCTGTTTTGTAGGGATTGAAATATTCCGCGTATTTGTTGGCATAGAACTCAGGCGTGAACTGGCTGAAACCCTGATCGACTTGGCTCCGGAAGGGCGACGCGTCGAAAGCTGGGGTGGCGGGAGCCGCTGGCGCGGCGGGAGCCACGGTTGCGACCGGCGCGGGCGGGGCAGCCTCCGGCGTGGCCGGTGCGGCTTCCGCCTGTTGTTGTCCCCAACGCGTTGCGTTCGGATTGAGCGCCGCGTAGTTGTAAACCGGGTTCGGGTCGATCCCGAGCACGTTGTCGAAAAAGTCACTGAAAAAGCCCATGCCGCCCTCCTACGAATAGACGCGCTCTTTGCCCGTCGTGGGCGGGGTTCCAAACCAGTTGACGACGCGACCGCCATAAGGCGAATAGGCATCTGCCTTCGCCGCAGTCCCTAGCGAGTTGATCGTGCTGCCGAAGATGTCGCCCAAGCTGCTGGTGGTCGGCTGCGCCACCAATGCAGACGCTTCGCCGATGGCGCGGTTACCCAACGCGGTTGGATCGCCAGCCGCCGTGTTCAGCGTATAAAGATCGGTCTTTTGTTTCTCGACCTGGGCGCGGAGATTGTTCGCCTGGGTCACCGCGTCGTTGGCGATCTGGCCCAGCGTCGTGGCGCGGGTCTTTTCGATGTCACCCAGCGGGGTGCTGGCGATGTTGGATTTGAGAATGCCGCGCCCCGCCAGGAGCGCAGTCGCCTTGTCTTTGGCCCTGGCGTACTGCGTTTCGACCTGGGGCGTCTGCGCCGCTACGCTCGCGTCTTGAAATGTTTTGTAATAATTGGGATCGAACTGCGAAAACGCTTGATCGATGTTCGCTTGGCCCTGGGTGATGCGGCCCTGGCGAGCGATTTCTTCGTCGCGCTGTTCAGTCTTGGTCTGCGCCGCGTCTATTCGCGCTTGGGCTGCGTCGTCATCACCACCGAAGCACATAGCTGCACGACCTTCATGATGGTCGGCACGGTGCGGCGAACTCCGTTTTATGACGCTCGCGGATTTGGTGGGTTATACAACCCGTAGGGTTCCAAGTCACTGATTTTGTATGGAAGAACGTAATGGCCTTTCCCCAGCGAGACCATCCCGATCAAGGTGAACCAGCGGTCCCGGCCAGGGTGCGACGACAGCGTGTAGCTGTGAAATTCGGTCCTCGGATAAGAGACCTGGAGCGTCTTGAGGTAGCGGCGAGCCAGCCGGGTGGCCGCCAATCCCCGCGCTATGAAGGGCTTGGAAAAGACGAACCAAGTGGTCCGGATATGCGCCTGCTTGCTGGGGTAGTGCCCGAAGATCGCCAGCGCCGTTCCCGATTCGTCCAGAAGGACATCGGTTCGAGAATCAGGCAATAGCAGCAACTTTGCGACCTTGGGCAAGGCTTTCCACCAGCTCCCACAGTCTGCGTTCACCTCCGCTGTGGAGATCTCGGACAAATCCGAGAACAGCGAATGGACGTCGTCCATGTTGGCAGACCGGACGGAGAGCACTTAACGATCCTCCTCCTTGCCCTGGAAATGAACCAGGATGCCAGACAGGCTCGCGAAACCGGCGTGTGAGCATTGCAGCGTCAACGCGAAATGCGACGTCCTGGCGGTCATCGGAATGTGCGGCTCATGGAACGAGTTGCGGGTGAGTCGTCCTATCGTCTGCGTGACGCTCTCGTTGTTGGGGTCCGGGTGGATCTGTAACAACCACTCGTTGGTGATCGCCACGTCGGCTCCGAATATCATCTTCTGGGTGGCGGGGCTGTCTGCGGACAGGAACGGCAGCTCGACCTGGACGACCTGTTCGTTGTCCGCCGGGTATTCCTCGCCCGCTTCGCCCCCGTAAAGGTAGATCTTGTCGTCGTCTCCCCGCACGTAGAGTCTCGCGCTGTCGCGCACGAAGTCTTCGACTTTGAACGGCACCTCGTAATAAGACCAAGCCGTGACCTTCGAGCTGGGAAAGTAGCTCAGCACGTAGATCCGGTTGTCGATGCCTAACCAATATCTCCCGTCGATTGGCTCCACCACGGAGACGGCTCTTGTGATCGTGTCGATTGCCAGCTCGCGAAGATGCTGATGCACGAACGGATCGATGGCGGTGCCGACGTCGTTCACATAAGCCGCGTTGAGAACGTCCCTGGCGCGGATCGATCTGATGCCAGAAGGATCTAGATAAAAGACGTCGTTGTTGCCAAAAGACAGAACGGATCTTCCGGCGAACGTGCCGGTGTTGTCGAGGCTCTGGTAGAAACTAATATTCTGCGCGTCGGTGTCGATGGTGTAGAGGCGTATTTGAGAGCGCCCGAACACCACCGCGAAATTCGAGTATTGCCCGACGCAGACCAGTCTTTCGGAGCCTTCGGACTCGTTGCTGGCGTCGATCTGCACGAAACCAGTCGCCGGAGCCGTATCGGTCCAGTTGTTGGGGGTGTTGAGCTTGCTGCCCATAAAGAGGGTTCCGGCGACGCTCCACATGCGCTGCTTATAGGTAAACGCGCTGGTGCCGACGCCAGACTCGACACCACGCACCGGGTAGACCACACCGTTGATCGTGATCGTGTAGTAATCGAAAGACTCGTAAGTGCCGCCGAACGTGAAGACGTTGATCTGGGCCACCGCGTTGACCTTGGTGACGCCTCCGGCGAAATCCGTCTTTGAAGTGGTAACATCGCCAGCGTTCGTGACCGCGACTACGCGCCCGTTCGCTGCCGCGCCAAGACCCACGACGGCGGTGATTATCACGACGTCGCCAAACGCCGCCGCTGTATAGCCGTGGATCGAGGTACGGTTGCCGATTGCCACAGCCAGCGCCGTGGCCGTCGCGCTGGCGGACGTGCGCCAATGCAGCGGAGCGGCCAGGAGGTTAGCGGTGGCGACGCTGACCTGGGCAATGTAATTCGTTGCCGGATTGAAACTGCCCCCGGTGATCGTGACGCTGCCGGTGGCGCGGGTCTCCGGCACAGGCGCGACGTTTGCCTGCACCAGCGTGTTGGTCAGCGTCTGGTCTGCGACCGAGCCGCCGTTGATGTTGGCCACGGAGACCGTATAGGCAACACCAGGAACACGCGCCCTGGTCGTCACGGTGGTGCCGGAACTCGACGCGGTTACGACCGGCGAGCTGTTAAGCGTAACCGCCATGAACTCGGTCAGTGTCGCAAAGGTCGAGTTGCTAGAGCCGATGGTGTCCCAGTCTGCGATACGAACTCCGTCGTAGAAATGCGCTATCAGACCGGACGTGTACTGCGCCACGACGTAGAGCTTGCCGCTGAAAGTGCGAACTTCCAGCACTCGCGTCATCGTATCGCCAGCGTAGATTAACCGCTGGTAGAGCACCCCTTGCGGCATCGACGCGGCGAGATCCGCAGACCCGAAGACGTAGAGCTGGGAGCGAACCCTGGCGAGACCGTGAGTGCCACCGGGCAACGCATAAACCTGGACGAATTTCTTGGCGCGTTCGATGTCGCCGCCGCGCGAAATATGCGCGTTTTTCAGTGTGTAGAGGGTGCCTGCGACGCCCGCAATGCGCGGACGTCTGCGGTCCATCCCATATTTGAAATCCGCAATGGCGACGTAAGCCACATTTTTACCTGTTCACCTGGACGACAACCTTTGGGTAAGTCTTCTGGTAGTTGCCGCTGTCTGTTAACGTATAGGTCTTGCCCGCTCCCTTGAGACGGCCACGCATACGCGAGTACATCGCCTGGGCGGCGCGAAACTTCGCCTCTGCGTCGGCGCTGCCTTGCGCCGTGAGCATTTCCGATGCGGAGAACGCCACGACTAGGTTGTCGTCCAGCAGGCACTGGTCGATGTCGTTGACCAGCCGCTCGAAGCTCTTGAAGCCGATGAATTGAACGTATTGCAAGGTCGTGTCGGGCAACGGCCAAAGCTCGAACTGCACATGGTCGTGCAGCGCAGACGAGCGCAGATCCCAGTGCGTGACCGGCGCGGATCTAATATCGTCTTCTGGATCGTAGATATTATACTGCTCAAACCCGATTCCCCGGATCGCGCTACGCGCGATTGCGCCGTACCAGATCGCCACGCTTTCGATCCGTTCCGGGTCTAGATCTTCGGGCAGATCGTAGAGCTGCTGACCCGCGTTTATCAACGCAGACGGATAGACTCGCCGCAGGATCGGCCAATCGTAATCCGAATAGAGAAACTCGTAGTTGCGATTGATGACGCGTTTCAGGCTGTCCACGTCGGACGAGCTGACAGCCGGATCGGTGCTCCGGCGCAGCTCGTCCCGAAGCATGTTGATGAGCACCAGGAACTGCGAGCCGCGCATTGGAGCCTCGCTTTAAGCCATTACCTTGCTGGTCTTTTTAGGCTCCGGCACACTTGTGATAGTTCCGGTCGGATCGAGGTCGATGATGGATTCTTCGTCGCGCGGCAGCGGTGCATCGTCGGGCGTCGTATATTCGGGGATCTCGTATTCGAGCGGCAAAGGGTTACCGACCCCGTAGAGCGCGTTCAAGATCGCGATGCCACCGGCTTTTCCCGGCGCGGTGTAGCGAACCCCGATACGGGCGCGCTCCTGCGCGTCGGAACGCTCGACGCCCTTGCCGGTCTTTTTGACGTTGATAATGGGATCTGTGCCGGTCTCGTTTTCACCGTGGATCGTCTTCAAGACATAGATCTCGGTCGCGCTGATGTTCGGCACGAACACCGAATTGTCGCGCGAGCCACCGAGCAAGACGGTGCAGTTGTAGAGAGGACGAACAGGCATGAACGCTCCTTTAGAATTTCAGCCTGGGGACGTCACCGACGACGCCCAGGAGAAGGGTAATCACGATCAGCACTCCTATCACCATTATGACGACCTTGGCGACGCGATTGAAAGGTTCCGGCAACGGAATCATGTCGATCAGGTAGATCAACAACCAGATGACGATGCCTATGATGAGAAGATAGACGACCAGATAGACGAGACCTTGCAGCATCACGTTCTCCTGTCTTTTAAGATGAAAGACGAGGGCGTTGGGAGGCTTCGCCCTCGTCTCCCCCAGGACTATGCGGCGTACTGCGGAACGCCCCGGTCGTCCGGAGCGGGAGAAACCATGATTAACGAGTACGAAGTAGCGCCATCGGTCGGTGTCAGCGGCGCGTAGGTGCCCCTGACGTCTCCGGTGGTGCCGGTGGACGCAATCACGATCCCAACCGTGGTTGTGCCGCCCGGTGCCTGAATTGCACCGTTTTTCACTTCGTAGACCACCTGTGTGGTGGCCGCGACCCGGAACGGCAGACCGATCTGGAGTCCGCTGCCGACCGTGGCAGCGGTGATCGCCGCAGATGACGTCACGCTGTTGATTGCAGCGAACGCCTTCTTGCCGGTGTGCGACGAACCAGACGCGGACACCTCGGTGACCGGCTGCCCGTCCACGTCGGTGCCCCGGATCGTGATGATCGCCGTGCCGGTCCACGCCGCCACGACGTTGCGCGGCACGTCCGGAGAGCCACCGCGCGCCCCGTTCAGGACAAACGCGGCTCCCGCCGCCACCGCCTGGGACAACGCATAAGCGTTGGCCGCCGCCGTGGACGGAGCACCGAGATACGCCCCGACAAACGGCGCTCTGACGACTTGCCGGTTGAGTTGCACGTCGTCATCCACGTCTGCGCCATAAATATCCAGGCCCAGACGCACAGTGCTGCCAGCGGGGATCGTGGTCAGACCCAGCCACGTCACGGTGATGACCGAAGTGAACGCCACCGTGAAGTCCTTGGGCGCGAGATACTCCGCGCCCATCGCATAGAGTTTGTGGGCCACCGCCTGCGTGAAGACCGCCTGGGACATCCCTGGCGGGTACGTTGCGGTGAAGGTGCCGTTGGTGGCGACGTCTGCCGCCAGTGTGGCCGTTGTGCTTGTCGAAGACATTTGTTTACCCTTTCTGTTTGAGCTGTCCGCTCACGCGATTGAGTAAACGCCGTGACAGTTGCGCTGGTCGGTCACGAGACCGCCAACCCACGTCTTGGCACGGTAAAAGACGTACTTATCGACCGGACGCGACGGCGAATGATTACGCATCGACTCGCCTTCGACGGCCATCGGGTAGATGTGCTTGGTGTCCATGACATAGAGGTACTTGCTCCTGCCCTGGTCGTCCAAGGTCGGATCGTACTGGATCGGCTTGCCCTTGAACGCGATGTCGGCAATCGACGCGTCGATGGTGCCTTTGCCAGACCAGCCCTCCATCGTGTAGTTGCCTTTGGAGCGCAGCTCCCGCTCAAAGAAGTCCATGAAGTCGGACCCCGCGAGCAGAAGATTGGGATTGCCGCCGTAGCGCCGGAGCTGTCTGAACTCCTTCTGGAGCATCCCGACCAGGGCCTGGAGCGTCGGGTCGGCAGACGCGACGCCCAGATTTGCGCGGTTGCGCCACCACGTATTCGCGACTTGGTCGATGCCGCCGACGGTTGCCGCCGCTGCCGGGTTGTCCACGATAAAAGACTGGACGCCTGGGACCAGCTTGGTATCCGGAAGTCCATCGTCCCAGAACATCGTATTCATGCCCCGGTCGGTGCCTTCCTGCATATCCTCCAGCTTGTCTTCGAGGAGGTTCGCCAGACGCACTTCTTCGCTGTGCGTCGCCGTGGTCGAGCCGTCGTCTGTGTCGGTGACCGAGATCCCGTTCTTGATGAGTTCGTGCATCGAAAACTGAATGCCCGAATGGATCAGCTTGTACGGGAATTTCGCCGTCTTGATATTTTGCGGGTCAGAGTAGGTAACCGCGTCGTCATGCACGAAACCCATAACGGTAGTCGTGTAGACGCCCTTAACGCGGACGGTGATGAACTCCAGGCCGCCGGGAAAGGATTTCTCCTTGGCCATGAAAGCCTGGAGCAGCGGCTTGTCTTGGATGGTCTGCGACGTGATCTTGCCACGCCGAAAGTGGTAGTCGATGGCCGCGTTAGCGGCATTTTCGAGTTGAGCTGCGGTAAACGGCATTGGGGTTCGTCCTTATGAGAACCCCGCTACGTGTGACCCCTTGTGGCTGTGCGGATCGCTTCCAGCATGGTTTTGGGTTCAGCAACGCTGCGGGTCGAAGACGCGCCGCCATTCAGTGCTCGCACCGCTGTGGGTTTCGGCATTAAAGACCGCAGTTCCTTGGTCACACGCTCGTAAATGCCATTGAACATTTCGACTGCGTGTTGCGCGGACGGCGGCGGCCCTTTTTGCAGAACCTCCAGCTTGGCAAGATCGTGAATGCGTTCGGCCTTCTTGCTCCAATCGAGATCACTACCCGCCTTCTGCCGTTCCCACTCGTCCGCTGTGCTTTTCAGCGTACTCATGTGGTTCTGGTAATTGACTCGCTGTTCGGCTTGCGTCCGTTCTTCGGCGGCGAACTGTTCCCGCGCCCGAGCGTGTGCAGCGTCTGAACGAGCCATCGCCAGCTCGCGGGCGTGTTGTTCGGTGAGATACCCTTGGGTGACCTGTTCGGTCAGATCCTGGGGCAACACCACGCCAGCTTGCCGCTGTAGCTGTTGGACTATCGGAGTGAGCTTCCGCAGAGCTTCGGCTGGGTTGCCGGATTTCATCGTGGTCGCGATGTCGAAGACCGTATCGATTTCGTCGGGCTTCAACTTCGTGCTTCGGATGTAGTCCACCACCCTGTCGTATTCGGCGACGCGGGCTTGCAGTTGTTGGTTCTGCGTACCCAATTCGCCGACGCGCGACGTCAGACGCTCGAAACTCTTTTTCGTCCTGCCCTTGAGCTGAGATTTTTCGAGGTCATTCAGCTCGTCGGACGCTACAGACGGATCTCCCGTCTTCACAGACGGAGGAACGGCTTTGGTTGGGTCTTGATCGGGTTTCGAGGTTGGCGGGGCCTCATCCGAGTCGGCTGGCGTCAAAGCGGAATGAACCGCCTCGACCATCGACTTGGGTTCGCCGGTATCCGGTGTACTTTCCGCTGGCGACGACTCAGCAGGACTCGTTACGTCAGGAGTAGACGCGGTCTGGGCAGAGCCATCGACCGGAGTGGTACTAGTTGACTCGGGGGACGATTCCGAATCGGCCATTTACGTCTCCCTTGGAATTAACATCTGTCACAGACACTTTGAGTTTCGTCAAGGTATCCGTCTGTTTACTGCATCGGCATACCACCGCCGCCGCCCGGTGGCGGGTAAGCGGGCTGCGGTCCCGGTTGCTGCGGTCCCGGCTTCGGTTTGTTGTCGCCGCCCTTCGCGCCCTGCGCGTTCGGGTCGGACTGCGCGCCCTGGCCGCCGCCGGGACCACCACCGGGCGGCCCCATCTGCGGCTGGTTCTGCGCCGCAATCGACGGCAGACCGGCTTTGTAGAGATCCTCGATCTTGATGTCGAGAAGGTCGGCGTATTTCTTCGCCAGCGGCTTGGGCGAAACACCAGGGATTTGCAGCACATAGGGCGCGGCCCGCTCCAGGTTGGCAAGCTCCGCCGCCTTGTTCGGTCTGCCAGACGAACCGGCTTCGATCTCCAGGTCGAGATCCTTGGCGATCATTTCGCGCGTCGGGCGCATGTCGGGCCAGATCGCGCCGGGACCGACGATCTCGATGACAGTCGGCTTTTCCAGTTCGAGCATCATCAGATGCCCGGTGGCCTTGGCCAACTCGGTCAGGAAATCGTCCAGCTCGTCCACGTTGTCGGCTTGCGACGCGCTACGAGCACTTTCCGCAATCGAGTTCTCGGTAGCCGTGCCTCCAGAGGGGGTGCCCATAGCCGCTTCTGACGATCCCACCGACCGGAGAATGTCCTTGTGGTGTTCTTCCACTTGATATTGATTCGGATCGATCCCGGTGTGGTCGAATTTCTGGATCTTTTTGGCGACGTCTTCGCCGGGTTGTAATCCTTGCAGCTCGATGATCGCGTGAGCTTCGGACTGCGCGATTTTGCGCTTGTCGTCTTCTTCCAGCGCACTCGACGAAGTGATGTATTTGGGCCGGTTGGCATTGCGGTGTTCTCTTAGCCCCTGGCGGGCACGATTGACGTCTTTTTGCGGGTGCCGCATCAACCAGACGTCGGACGGCGGAAATTTCTCCTCCTCGTTCTCCACTTCATTAAAGACCAGGGGAAACAGGTTCCAGAACCGCTCGATTTTGACAGACGGCTCCTGTGGCTCTGAAACAAAGTCGCAATAGCCCTCTGCGATGACGAACTGCTGACGATTGCGTTCATCAAAGACCTCATAAACGCAGACCTCGGATTCTTTACGGTTGCGCTTCTGCTTGCCGTCGTCATCGACCCGGTAACGCTTGGTGTAGTTGTTGCCAATGCGGACGCCATAGATCTCGAAGACGCGTTCGGGGGTGAGGAGGTATTCACGCGCGTACCATGCCGCGCCCTCCAATGTTTTGACATGGGTTACATCCGGATCGATGATGATGTCGCGCACCTTGGGCCACGAAAAGATCGGCCCTTCGCGGACCACCATCATTTCCTGGTCTTGTAAGTCTTTCAAGTTGAGCCGGAGCTGCTCCAGCTCCGCGTTGCCGTCGTGGATCTGGTCGTCGCCGAGTTTGTCCAGTGTGCTCTCGACGGATTTGATCTTGGAAGTAACATCTTGGATCTTCGCAGACACGTCTGGATTAGGTTCTAGAATCCTTTGGTAACCGAGCTGGCAGTAGGCAACTCCCGCGACCTTGGCGCGGCGCACAAGCGCCTTCATTTGCGACTTGAAATTGGTCGCTTGTTCCTTGGTGTAGTAATCCCAGAGGATCTCTAGCGTCTTTCCCAGCTTCTCGACCATCTGCTCATGCTGCGAGACCGTCTTTATTTCCTCCAGCACCGCCATGTCGTTGGGATCGGGACCGGGGACCATCTGCCCCATCGATGCCATCTGCTGTTGCAGCATGATCTTGTGGACGATGCCCTCGATCTGGTCGGTCGTGCCGTCCCAGAGCTGATACATCAGCTTGTCGCGCGGCTTCGCGGTTACCCGTGGATCTTTGGCGTAGAGCACCGCCACCGACTGATTGATATGTCTCGGGATCACCGGAACGGTGTAACTATCTGCTAAAACCCAGTCTTTGTCGGCACCGGCAAACGCGAGCTGCTCGCATTCGCGGGTGCGTTTGAAGAACTTCTCCCAGTGCTTCTTGCCGTCTTTTATCTTGTCTTCCCACTGATGGATCAGCTCCTCGCGCGCCGGGTCCACGTCAGGGACATCATCCCAGGAAGGTTTCTTTTTGGGCTGCATCTTCGACGCGTCCGCCACATGCAAGGAAGTGCCGCACGACGGGCAATTCATCATGCCGGTGCCGGTGCCGTCGTCTTGCATGTCGTAGCCGCACTTGGGGCATTTCATCGTGCGGCTCATGCCCATGCCGCTGCCCGCTTGCATCCCCATAGCGTCGTCGGCGGTCATGCCGCTCTGGGCTTCCATTCCCTCCATTTCCTGGTCTGCGTCCTGGCCGTAAGCCATCACCATCCCCGCGCTTTGAGCTTGTCGCCTTTACGGGCGCGAGCTTGGGCGTTCTCTAGTATCCAATGGATAGACCCGCTGGGGTATTTGTCCACTACCACAGACCGCACAGTCGGCTTGGTCTCTTTGTTGAGACCCATGCCGATGTGCGCCAGCCAGTCTACGAAGTCGTCGTTTGCGCCAGCCGGGAAGCGTAACAACTGCGCCCGCGCCGTTGGCCACCACGGCGCACGACGGGGAAACTTTACTTTTCGCATACGCATACGACCCTGGATCGCCCTGGCGCGAAGGGATTTGTCTTTGGACGGCGTCACCGCGTCGATTGACGTGTAGATCTTCTCCTCCTCCATGCGCTTGTAGAGGAACGGCCCAAACGACTTGGAAATCAACTCGCTTTCCATCCACCAGAACAAAGGTTTATGCGTCTGGAACTGCACCAGCATTTCCTCGACCGTCTTGTCGGTCTCCATGCGGTCCCAGACCAGATCCGGCAAGATCCAGATGTCGTCTTTCTCGTCCACGCCAACGCATCCCAAGACAGTGTAATCGCGGCCCTGTGCCCTGGAGACGGCGTGATCGGACGCACCATATTTCCGGAGCATTTCCGGCAGATCGCCAGGGTCGTATTCCACGATGTCTTCGGACCTGAAATAAGAGCCGTCGTCTGGCGACGGCTTGCCCATTCTCAGGGCTGAAAAACCAACCGGATCGTTGTGTTTGGCTTCCGCCAGGAACGTCAGCGGGAATTTGTCCTCCCACAACGACGCCATTGGCTTGTTACCAAACTCGCGAATAACAATCGGGTCGGTGGGGACGTGCAGCTCCAGCTTGAGCGCCTCCGCCAGCTTCGGTTCGGTAACCACAGCCGGGATGTTGAAATACTGCCAGTTTGCTTCGATGCCTGCATAGCCGCCGTCTCCCACCGGTCTTTTTCGGCCAGGGTGATCGGGATCGCAGAGCCTTCCTATCAAGTCATCTTCGTGCCAACGGGTATGCACCACGACTATGGGCGTTTTCCCATGACAACGGGTGAACACAACACGATTGAACCACTTCCAGATCTTGTCTCGATAAGCAGGACTGTTGGCGTCTTCGTCGTTACGCATGGGATCGTCAACAAAGAAGAAGTCGGCTGGTTTACCCGTGCCTGACCCGCCAACGCCGACGAAAGCCAGCTTGCCGCGTTGCTGTGTGATAAGTAGATCCTTGGCCGCGCCACCTTTATCGAGCTTGTAGCTTGGAAAGACTTGTTTGTAGCCTGATGAGTTGATGAGCTGTCTGACATCGTCGCCAAACTCGTTGGCAAAGTCCTGGTTATAGGCTCCCACCATCACATGACGGCGCGGATCGCGGCCCGAGATCCAGGCAGGGCCGCCGCGAGTTAACACTTGGCTCTTTCCTGTTTGGGGCGAGATCGAAACCGCGACGCGCTTTAATTCGCCCTTCTCGACCTTCTCGATAATCTCACAGAGCAACCTCGCCTGTGGCGTGGTCACATAGAGCGACTCGGTGACGTCGTCCATCGCGTTGGGGTTGGGCATCGTCAGGCGCATGAACGGCAGCAAATGATCGTGCGACTCTTTTATCGCCAGAAGCCGACGCGCTGCCGAGAGCAACTCACGTTTACCGGCATCAGTCTGGGCCATTGAACCGGCCTTTCCGAGCCAAGTTCATCAGTTCTCTTGCCAGTGCCTGCGCTTGACCCGGCTCCAGGTTTATCACCACCGAGCCGTCGCTTCGCACGTCTGCGCCGACCACGCCGATTTTGATGTGGTCTTTTATGTTCCCGAGCACCTGGAGCTGGATCGCGCTCACGGTGCGATCCGCCAGGATGAACGGTCTTTTAAGCTGAATGTCGGCGACGTAATCGGTCATGTGTCCTCAGTTGACGGTGAACAGCGGAACTGCCGGAAGCGTGTAGGTATCGGTGTTGGCCATCGTGATTGGCGTGACGATGTCGATCCAGCCGATTACCGGATTGACGGGCGAAGTCGGCGTGTCGTTCCACCAGATCACATACCTGAAAGGTCCGATTGCGCCGGTCGCGGTCCACACGACCGCCGACGTGTGCGCGATTGTCGTTACCTGTCCGCTGCGCGAGACAGTCAACGGAGCGGCTTTCCCGGCACCCTCCACGGCGGCGACGTAGCCGTTGCCAGCGGTGATGTTGGTCACGTTTGACAGCAAGAACGTCACGCTGGGAGACGGAGCGGTGTTACTCAGCGCAATCCGGAACGTGTCCGACGCGAAGTTGTGGACTTTGTTGACGATGTCGCCAGACAGAATATCAGGCTCAGTGAAGGTGGCCACGGGTCTCTCCTATCCTTTGATCTCGATCTTGATGACGATCTTGTTGGAATGGTCGCCGAAAGCGTTTCCAGACGTGTCTGCTACAGCCGCGTCATCGATCCCGCTGTACCAAACCGTGTTGTTTGCATCGGCGATGTTGAAGGTCTGCGCCGCCCCCACCGTATGCGCGGCAACGGTGTAATCCTTGGTGTTATCGTAAGGCTCATTCAACAGAATCCAATCGCTTATCATCGTGACGTAAGGGACAAACCCCGGAGCGGTGTAAACGCCGGAAGGGAAATCTCCGCCTGTCAGCACCGCCATTGCCGTGGTGTCGTAGAAATCGCCGGATGCGGCTCTCTGGCCAATTGCCGCGTTAACCGTCGTGCCGGTGCTGAGCAGTCTGTAGCCGATTGTCACGCGGGCATGTTGCCCGGTCGCCGCGCCCAGGTTCGCCGCGCCGATGGTATTGCGGATTGTGTAGCCGCCCCAACCCACCTCGCCTGTCTCCGTGCCCAGCACGACGTACTCGAAGACGGTTACCGGGCTGCCGCCGACAGCGAAATCCGGTGTGATCGACTGCCCGTCAATCGCCAGCGCGCCTGCTTCAATCGTGGAGCTATACGTGTGGGTCTGCAAGACCGGCACGATGTCCTGGCCGGTGATCGGCAACGTGCCAGCGGATATGATGTTCAGCGTGTCCCACAGCTTGGCCATCCAAAGGTTGCCGCTGCCGCCAAACCCTTGGGAGTCCCGCTGAAACTCGAAATTGAGACCGCCCGTTCCGGCGGAGCTGTAATCGAAGTACACACCCCAGTTCAGCCACAACTGGCGATCAGCGGCCCACCGTCTGTTATAGGCGGCGACCGCGTCGCCTCGAACGCACGTAGCCCAGAACGCTTCATCCTTCATCGCGATAGACGACATGAAGCAGCCCATCTGGGCATTGTTCATGATCCCGTAGGTGCCCAAAATTGGGAAGTCCTGTAGATCGGCGTAGGTGTCGTCCAAGATGTTGGGGAACGTAGACATATAGATGATGACGTCGTCGTTCGCAGACAGAGTGACCGGCAGCGTAGGACTGAACAACGCAATCCGAGTCGATCCGACATAGTCGCTGATAACGGTTCGGTACACGGAACCGCCGTGGAATGCCCTGACGGGGCATCCGTTATAGAAATCATCGCCAGGGAAAGTAGACGGATCGCTGGCTGCATCGAGTTGCATTACAGACCCGTCTGGAGAGTTCACCGCCGCCTTTGCGTAGCGCAGCGAAAATCCCTGCATGTACGGGAAGCCGTCATAGACCCCGTTCGGGTCTTTGAACGTGTTGTTCGGACCTTGGCCGCCAGACACGTCTGCAATCGGAATGTCGCCAAATAGCGCCTTGGGACCGGTGTGGCCGGGGGGCGTCCGATATTGAGCATGAGCAGTCGCGCTGAAATTGACCCGGCCCAGCTCGCCCCACTTCGGGTATGGATTGCCGTAAAAGTCCGTCTTTCCGGTGGCCATGCTGCCCGCGTTCTTCATGGGCGTGTCGTTGAATAACAGACCCGCCATCCGGATCAACCAAAGCGGACTCGCAAAGAACCCCGCACCCGTCGAAAACGGTACGCGCCCGGTGTGACCAGCCGCAATTTCGTAAGTGTCGATAGCGATCTGAACGAGGTTCTTTAGGAACACATCGCGGTCTGAGAAATTGTGCATCACATAACAGCAGACCGCGCCATGCACCCTGCCGCTATCGCGCGGATACCAGTATTGCTGCTTGAAAGGCTTCAACAAGGACACCGCGTTGGTGCCCGAGATCGGAATGATCCAATACTGCAAATCGTATAGCCCGCCCGCCCGCATTTCCTCGTTTCGGGTCGTGCCTGCGGTTGGGTCGGCGGCACCGAAGTAAACCGAACTCGAATCCATGTGGAAATCGTCCGACGTAATGCCCTTCGGATTGAACGGCGCGGTCATATTGGGCAACAGAGCCGTGTTCAGTTCGCTAAACCGTCTGCGAGTCTTTGTGGTGCCGAAATAAGCCGGTCTAAATTCATCGGTGAACGGCGTGTAATTAACAACCGTCAAACACGCCATCCGGCCAATGCAACGATGATTGGAGCCGAAGATCGCATATTCCGCGTCGCTAATGCTCTCCGCAGACACAAGGCTGTCGCCAGGACTGAGCGTCGAGACGCTGACGTGCGCGTTGTAAGCCACGTCGTAGACCAAGCTGGAATCGGCGCATCTTCCGTCATAACCGTTTCGCAGAGCTGTCGTGACGTCGTTACCGTTGGGGCTATTCTCCACCAGCGTGTTGAACGTCGGGTTAATCATTCCGCCGTTTCGCGTCGTCGAGCCGCTCCCGGTCGGTGCCGCCGACATGGTCGGCATCGGCAACGTCGTGTTGGTAAAGACCCAGACATCGCCGTTGACGTAAGTGCCGTTCACCACGGTGCCGGGGAATGTCCAGCTCATGCCGTTGGGCGCGGTCACGACGGTCGTGCCGCTCTCGGTCACGTCGGTCACTGTCACCGTGATGGTCTGGTTGGTCTGGTTGCTTCCCAAGTCCGTGGCGCGAACCTGGACGATGTACGCGTTGTTGCTGTCGGCGTCGTTTGGCGCTTCAAAGTCCTTGGTGCCGTTGCTGAGCCAACGCAACGTCGATCCGGAGATCTCGAACCGCGCAGCGTCTGCGCCGCCGACGATGCTCCAGGTCACCGTCTCGTTTGCCGTGAGAGTGTGCGCCAACACGCTGTTTTCAGCGTTGGAGACGGTCGCAGACGACGTGATCGTTGGCGGAGTGACATCGCCCTCGGCCACGTCCGTGACCGTCACCGTGACGGTCTGATTGGTCGGGTTACCAGCGGTGTCGGTGGCGCGCACCTGGACGATGTACGCGTTGTTCAGGTCGGCGTCGTTTGGCGTCTCGAAATCCTTGGTGCCGTTCGACGCCCATCGCAGGGTCGAGCCGCTCAGCTCAAAGCGCGATTGGTCCGCGCCGCCGACGATGCTCCAGGTCACCGTCTCGTTTGCGGTCAACGCGTGTGCCAACACGCTGTTTTCGGCATTGGAGACGGTCGCAGACGACGTGATCGTCGGTGCGACCTCGTCCACGTCTGTGACGGTGACGGTGATGGTCTGGTTGGTGATGTTGCTCGCGAGGTCGGTAGCGCGCACCTGGACGATGTAGGCGTTGTTGGTATCGGAATCGTTGGGAGCCTCGAAGTCTTTCGCGCCATTACCAACCCATCTGAGCGTCGAGCCGCTGAGTTCAAAGCGCGCTTGGTCCGCACCGCCGACGATGCTCCAGGTGACGCTCTCGTTTGCCGTCAACGTGTGCGCGAGAACAGTGTTCTCCACGTTGCTGACGGTGTTGGCCGAAGTAATAATCGCCGGGGTGTCGTCTACGTCGGTCACCAGGATCAGAAAAGACCTGTCTGCGGGGTTTGGCGTCATGCCCGTGACGTGAACCGTGACGCTATGCGATTGCGCGGTCTCGTAGTCCAAAGCGCCAGCGACTTTTAGCAAGGCCCCTGTGATCGAGAATCTGCCCCCGGCGCTGTCTGTCAACGTATACGTGGGCGTTCCCGTGCCGGGGTTCGCCACAGACAAAGTCCCGACGTTGGTTCCCACACTCGCGTTCTCCACCGCCGTTCTGCCGGTCAACTGGAGAAACGGCCCCGACGCCCAGACCAAATTCGTGCCGTGAAAGACCTTTTCGACCAGATCGGACCCGGCATAGACTCTGTCTGCGGTGTTGAGGACCGGCATGTTAGCCGACGATCACGTAGAGAATGCCCGGATCGGGCAGATCGAGAGCGTCGTATTCGGCCTGGGTCATCTTGAGCCAGGAGCAACGCCCCGGAACGGTGATCCAGTTGTTACCGTCCCACTGGAAATCGCCATACTGCTGGCGCGTGGTCGGATTGGGCGGGAAAAAGATCGTCATGTGTCACCTCTAGAGTCTTGCGTCTGCCCAATAGTCGAAGCTGTACCAATTCCCCGGTGTCCACGGGAAATTGAAGACGGTCATCGCGGAAATCGAGCGTCGGCATTTGATGAACTGGAGCGGACCCGTCAACGACTGCAATGGACCGCTTGGCCCGGTGCCGCTGGTCTGGTTTTCCACCGCATTGCACCAGACCCTGATGCTTGGATCTGCTCGCATCATGACCGGAAAAGTGACGCTTCCAGTTACGCCGTAAGAAACCGTCGCTACCATTTTGACTTGTGGGAACGGTGCCGGTGACAGAACACCGATGATCGAATCGGGGTTGGAACAGTGCCAGTATCGCTGACACAGCAGCAGCTCGTCTTGAAACGGCTTCATGACGAACGGCGACGCGCCCGTGCCCGCTTCGAGTTTGACCTTGCCGAGTGTGCCGTTATTGAACTCCACCGACATATTTGTGCCCGCCGTCTGCCCGGTGATGAGCAACGGGCTTGGCAGATAACCGCCAGACGGCGTGAGCGTGTTTACTCCGGCGCGAGCCTGCGCCGTGCCGGTCCAGCTCAAAACGTAGCTACCACCGGCTACGTTGACGTCTTCGATTGGCTGAATGAGCGACTTGCCAGAGCCAATCGTGATCTGGGTGCTGCTTTTGAGCTGCGTGAAAATATAATCGCCGCCAGACGCGCCAGCTTTCCATTGGTCGTGACCGTAGCTGCCAGCGGCCAGCACAGCGCCCGATACGTAGAACGTCTGGTTAACGCGGAAATCGCCATTGATGATGAGGTTGCTGGGCGTCGGGCTGGTGTGCGCGTCCACGTATTGTTTGGTGGCCACGCCCAACGCCGCGACCGGGTCGGCAACCCGCAGCACCTCGCCGTCGCTGCGAATACGAAGCCGCTCGACACCAGCCAGACCGGCGGCACCCGTCCGAAACGACAGCGCCGTGGGAGTGCCGACACCTGGGACCGGCGCACCGTCCACGACAGCGCCAAGCGACGCGCTGTTTCTCCAGCCGTTTGCGTTGCCGGTCGGACTGCCGCCGTCGTAGAAATAATAATAATTCCAGCCGACTTCGTCGCCGATGTTGACCCCGGCATAAGCAGACGAACTTCCCCGGCTGTACGAATAAGAATTACCAGGACCGGCACCGCCAGGGCCGAAACCGTCCATGTCGAACTCGACGTAGCCGCTGGCGTCCTGCCATGTGACGATCTCGTAGTGCGTCCCGTCTGTGAAGTTTATCAACGACGTCTGATCGCCAACCGGGTAGTTGATCTGGAGCATCCCGGTCATCGTGTCGCCAGCTTTCGCGACTTTCTCGCCGTCCAGCTCCTGCAACGCCGCCTGCACGTTGCTCGATGAGATATTTCCAGCGGGCGTGACCGGCACAGCCGCCGCGTTGGCGGCGGCGACCAGATTCCACGCTGCATTCCGGCGGCCATAGGTCGAGCCGTCCGATGGCGCTTCCGGTATGCCGCCGACGACGGTGGTGGTGCCAGCGTCGCCAGCGCGGGAGAACTCGAAATTGGTCCGGTCGCCGTTGCTGAAAAGCCCGGTTGGGTTATGGGTGACGTAGCTCACCGGGATCTGCAAATAAGAGCCAAAATCGGTGACCGCTCCGGTGACCCGGAAGATCACGAAGGCGGCGGGCGCGACATTCTTGCGGATCGTGATGTGGCCTTTGACCGGGTTGGTCGAATCGTCCCAGGTCACGACCCAGTCCGAGACATCCGGCGCACCGACCGGGATCGCGCAGTTCGCGCTGACCACGATCTGCGTCACAGACGGGTAAGATGAGTTATTAAAACGCATCGACGCGAAACCAGGGTCCGCCATCGTCGTCACGTTGCGGTAATCCCACGGAAACGCGTTCGGCGTGATCGCCGCCGCTGCACTCGCCGCAGCGTTGGTGGCGCTGGTAGACGCGTTGCTGGCGCTGGTCGCGGCAGACGTCGCGCTGTTGCTCGCAGACGTCGCACTCGCATTCGCCGCAGCCGCCGCGACCTGGGCATCGCCGGTCGATTGGTCGAGGTTGACCAGCAAAGTCCAGTGACCGGCATCGAAATCCGCCGCGAACACACCGGACGTGTGGTCGTTATTGCAGTAATACATGCTGTTGGCGTGAAAGACGGTGTTGGCGACTAAATAAGCGTTACCCGTCACCCACGGGGTCGGCTGGGTAAAGCCCGCCAGCAAATAGGGGTCGATCTGGTCGCGGCCCACCACGCCGTTCGCCAGGGTGCCGTCCGCGTCTTGAATGAGTTCGAGGTGCTGGATCAGATCATCTGTCGTGATCTTCAAAGCGTTATATTCGGCATCCATCCCCGGCGCAGGGTAAGGATCGGTCGGATTGAGCGCCTGATCGTTCTGGAGGTTGGTGATCCGATTATAGGGAGTGACCGCCATCGGGACGACCTCTGCGCGAGGGCCGTTGGCGATACGGCATTGCGGCCAAGCAATGAAGACGCGGAATATGCCGTCTTTTCAGCCGCTCGACAAGTGAACCGGCGCTCCCAAGTTGTCCAAAGACGCACCTATGCTGGGCTTGGTGCGCTTGACCAGGGGATCTTGCGGTTTCTGGGCCAGCGGCTGGATGAGATTGCCGAAAATGCTGCTGAGCATGTTCGGCGGCCCATACGCCAGCGCCGCCGGATTGGTGATCGAGGGATCGAGAGCGGGTCCACCAGCGGCTGTGGTCGTGGCGGCTGGAGCACCAGCGGCTGCGACGTCCGCGCCAGCGCCTGGAACAGGCGTTCCCTCGTACTTCGCTTTCCAGACGTTGGCAAAGTCCTGGGCGGGGGCGTCGGGGTTGCCAGCGTTGAGCGCAATGGCGTCGCGGGCGGTCTGCGGGTTCTTGTAGAAAGCGCGCAGAACCTCCGCAGCGGGGCGGTTGGGGTTCTGGAGCAATGCGGGTGCTCCACCAGCGCCTTGCTGGTGCGCGAGGTAGGTCTCCCAGTCGGCGGGGTCGCGGCCAAGTTTGGCTTTGAGCGCGTTCTGGTTGTCGAGAATGTAACGCGCGCCAGCGTCCACGTTGGCGACCGGGTCCATGACGTTGCCGCCACGCCCGTATTGCGACCAACTACCACCGGGCTTGGTGAGGAATTGATAAACGCCTCTTGCACTCGAATTAGGGTTCGCGCTGTTCGGGTTCATGCCCGACTCGATCTGCGCGATGCGAAGCATCAGCTCCGGCGACAAGTTATACTTGGCCGCTGCTTCTCTTATGATTGTTGAGAGATCGGGCATTTGCGCGGACCTTGAAAAAGGTGGGACGGAGTCAGTTACCTAACTCCGTCCCGCAGCGCAGATGAAACGCCAAGCAACACCTACGCGCTTCGACAGATCTGTAGCACACAAGCGAAGAAAGGAAAACAGGAAAACCTAATCTCGAACAAATCGACTTTTGTGAATTACAAAAATTTAGCGCCGGAGGGTTGGCCGATAGCGATCACTCAGCGCTGGGGGGTGCCAGGGGCACGGGTCGGGCACCCCACAGACGGGTCTTTTGCCCCGTCTTTTCAGCGCGTTGGCGCGCCTCGTCTGCGCCGTCTGTTCGAGCCGCAATCCAGCCAGGGAGCGACTCGCCCTGGTTGCTCGAACGCACCAGGGCACAGACGAGCACAGACGGCGCAGACGAGACGCACCAGGGCGCGCCGTGCTCGAACAGCGCTGCGCCCTGGTGCGTTCAATCGAGCACAGACGGGACTAGCTCCAACTCGCGAACAGGAGTCGCGCGAGCAAACAATTCGCTTTCGAGTCGTTGCACCAGGGCGCGTAACTCTTGCGCTGGCATTTCCGATAACGACTCGATTGGTCGCGACAACGCGAGCGCTGTTTGTGAAACGAGTCCGACTCTATCTAACAAGTCGCTTGCTGCGAGTCTGCGAACAGCAGGCGGAATGCTTTCATCGATTGCGAGTCGTTCGAGCACAGACAACGCAGACGGCGCGACGCGTAGGAGTCGTTGCGCGAGTGCGTCGCGGGTCGCGCGTTGAACCGCCAAGTTTGCGAGAGTCACGCCCGCCGATAATCCGCTCGCGGCTTCTGCTTTTGCCGGAATCCCGGTCTCGACTAGAACAGACACGAAGAGTCTTTGTGCCGCTGACAAGTCGCGCATTTTTCTATTTATTCCCTATTTCTGCTAAGTCATTGATAACAGACGAGAATTTTTTAGCCTAGGGCGCCAGAACGGCTGTAACCCATTGATAACATTGAAGAAAACGCCGATAGCGTCCCAAGCATATCAGAAAAGCGCAATGCGGACCCATTGCGCCTTTGTCTGGTTTTGTGATAGGACTCTCGCGGGGCGCATTGCGTCTCACAAGAGCCGACACTTAACCCACTGAAAACAAACAGGAAAGTCTTTCAAAATGTCTCGAACGCCAAGCAACTCTGCCGCCGAATTAGAGTCTCTTTTGGGACCGCGCGGCTCCCTTGCCATCACCGACTCCAACCGTCCCACTATCCGGAAATGGCTGGTCGCCAACGGCATACCATCGCTGTTCGCTTGCAAAATGCGGCACCATCACCTTGCGGCGGCATACAACGACTCTGCCGACTCCTCGCTAGACCATTTCCGCCGACAAGCGATTGCTGGCGTCGCACCATCGCTTCCTACCGACTCGCGTTCACCAGACGGTGCTGGTCCGCAAGCGCGCGACGAGTCGCCAGCGACTCCCGCTCCCGCTCCCGCTCCCGCTCCCGCTCCCGCTCCCGCTCCCGCTCCCGCTCCCGCTCCCGCACCAGCACCAGCACAGACGACTCCTGGTGCAATCGTGACTCCCGCTCCCGTCACAGACGATGCTACCGCACAAGCGCTTCAAACACTGCTAACTCTGTTAGGTAACAAAGCGAACAAGGGAATCGATGCTGATGCTGTTCGCATAATCGTTCGAGAAGAATTGCCGAATCTGATTCCGACAACGCGACTCGAAATTGTAACAGCAGACGGGACAAAGGATTGCGGCACAGAGCCGCGCCATCGTCTGGTGCCGACTCTCATCCAGATTATGAGCCAAAAGATTCCTGCCGCCCTGGTGGGACCAGCAGGGAGCGGAAAGACAACAGCGACAGAGCAAGCCGCGCGCGCGCTTGGCATTGCGTACTACATCCAGGGCGCAGTACAGGGCGCACATGAGTTGCTGGGCTTTGTCGATGCACATGGAAAGTATCAATCGACTCCTTTCCGCCAAGCGTTCGAGTGCGGCGGAATAATCTGTTTAGACGAATTAGACGCCGGCGACGCGGCCGGAATCTTAGTTGTCAATTCAGCCCTGGCGAATGGTTGCATGGCGTTTCCAGACGGTACGACTCCCGTTCAACGCCACGCTGATTTCATCGTAATCGCTTGTCTCAATACTTTCGGCACAGGCGCAGACAGAGTCTATGTGGGACGCCAGCAGCTAGACGCGGCCACGCTGGATCGTTTCGCGTTCCTGGCATGGGGATATGACGAGAGACTCGAACGCGCCATCGTAGGCGCGGACCAGGGGCGCGGCGCGCCGCATAGGACTCCACCGCCCTCGACTATGACCGCAACCGATTGGTGCGACAGGGTGCAAGCGTTGCGCGCTGGCGTCGCCAAGATGAAAGGCGCGCGAGTCGTTATCTCGCCCCGTGCTTCCATCTATGGCGTCAAGTTGATTGCTGCTGGCATGGCGCAAGAGACGATTGAAGAATGCTTAATCTGGAAAGGCATTGACGCTGAGTTGCGCCGCCGCATTGAAGAATCAGCGGCACAGTAAGGAAACAGGAACATGGCAAAGCAAACGATAGAACGACGCGGCGACGCGCAAACACTCGCAGACGCAATCCCGACTCCCAAGCATTCCCGCGTCTGGCTGTCTTACTGGTCAACTCCGGAAGCCCTGGCGACTCACGTTGAGTCGCTAGGCAAGGGCGATGGCAATTGGCATAGGGGCGCATGGACTAACAGCGCTCACTTTGCTGGTAGTGAAAGCATGGCAGACGCAATCAAAATCTGCCGCGCTGGTTGGCCAGACGGCGCGACTCGTGCGGCCAAATTGCGCGACCGCATTAACGCGGCGAATCCAATGGGGCCGCGCGTTGTGCGGTGGGACGTTGCGGGAGCGGTTGCCAGTGTGCCGCGCGCGCTGGCTGGTAACCCACTAAACATGCGGCGCGTTGACTCGTCGCGTCTGCGCCGCAAGCCGATCCTGACTCTGCTGTCGGATATGAGCAACAATGGCGGAGTCAACGCAGACGCGATAACGAATCGCGCGGCAGTAGTCGCGGCAGTGATAGACGCGATTGAAGCCGCTGGATTCTCTTGTGAGGTAGTGACGTTTGAGCATTCCGCACAAGGCAACCTAAGCCAGATAGTCGCGACAACCGTTAAGGAAGCGGGAGCACAAGCAGACATAGGACGACTCGCGTTTGCATTGGGTCATGCTTCCTTTTTCCGCCGTCTGGCATGGGCCGCGTTTACGTGTGACCGCTTCACCAGCGACCTAGGAAGCGGACTAGGAGTCGCGACGCGAATTGACGAGCAAGCCGCGAATCTAAACGGCGCGTTTGTTATTCCGCCGACAGAAGCCAGCACACATTCGTTTATCACTGAGGATTATGCTGCGACACTTGGACTCGATTTTATCATCGGGTCGTTACGCAAACAGAATTGCCCCGCGTTCCCACGCGAGCAAAACGACAACGCGGCTTAGAAGCCGCGTTGAACTACCGCGATAGACTCCCGCGCGGTCAAAACGGGAGTCACTTTTGAAAGCAAACGCCATGACGAATCTTGAATTACTAAACGATGTAATCGCTGAGTTAGCCAAGTTGAACGCAAGCGCGTTTCCTGAGTTAGGAGCAATCCCAGCGACTCTTGTTATCGCGTCGCGCGGGCGTGGTTTATCTGTGCTCCCGCTCGAAGCGCTCGACTCGCCCAAGGTACGCGCGACGCTAACAGACGCGGCTTTCGTCTTAACCGTTGTCGAGGGTTACATGATCGACCAGCGCGTGAGTCGCATTCACGCGGACGAGTTAAAAGACAATCCCGACTCGCGTCTGTGCCTGATGTATCTCGCACAAGCGCGTGACGGGACGCGCGCTTGCGCCGTGCAATTTATTCTGCGCCCGGAACATGGGAAGCCAGCGCTCGCGCCGTTAAAGGTTATCAATCCCGATGACGTAGGCTTTCCAGGGATTGACGATTGCGACGACTCCAACGCGACAAGGCATTGAACATGATTCGTCTCGTCTGGATGCTACTGCCCCGCATTGGCGCAACCGTCCTAGCAATCGCGCTAGGGTGCTGCGCCCTAATCAAAGGATGAAACGCCATGCTTTATTCACTAGCTGAAGCCTTATCAGTGATGCTGTTCCTAGCGATGCTCACTGTAATTGCTGCGCTGGCTTGCGGTGCATGACAATGGCAACGCACAAGCTAAACGCTAAGGAACGACGCGCGGTGTTAACGCTGGCAATGCGCGACGCTAACAGCGATCAAACCATTGCCGCGCGTTATCGCGAGTTGCGCGCGGCCATGTACTACTCGAACGCAATGCGGTGCTGGGTCATTCCGCAATGGAACGGGATGCTAGTCGGCATTGAACGCGACGGCCACACGCACACTTGACCGCGCGGCCAACGCGACGCGACCAGCCAGGGCGAGCAATCGCCCTGGTTTTTTTGTGCCCTGGTTGCTCCCTGGTTGCTCCCTGGTGCGATCCAGCCAGGGAGCGCTCGCCCTGGTGCGCTCGCCCTGGTGCGATCCAGCCAGGGAGCGCTCGCCCTGGTGCGCTCGCCCTGGTGCGATCCAGCCAGGGAGCGCTCGCCCTGGTGCGATCCAGCCAGGGAGCGCTCGCCCTGGTGCGCTCGCCCTGGTGCGATCCAGCCAGGGAGCGCTCGCCCTGGTGCGCTCGCCCTGGTGCGATCCAGCCAGGGA